GGCACTCGTTCGCGGAGATGCCCCGCGACGCAGAGGAGTGGTTGGTCCTGGCCAAACAGGTCGGCTGCGTCTGGGCTATCGACCCGCCCACGCTCGACCACGCCGAGACCGACGTGTACCTGTGCGGGAAACCACGGATGGCCGACGACCGGCTGCACTGCGGCACGCACAACACCGAGTTCCAGCGATCAATCCTGGGGGTGACTGACCTGCTGCGCTAACGACACGCCTCGCCATCTCGGCTCTACTGACAACGCGTGCCTCGTCTGCCCCATACCACTTCATCTCGCATCGACAGGCCATCGCAGATCATCACACTGACAAGCCACTACCAACCGTCGACATGTCTGTACCTGCCAGCTCGGCCTTACCCGACGATACGAACCAGGTCTACGACGGTACGAGCCAAACCATGACGACAAGCCGATACTCGACGAATCAGTCCCTATCCGACATGCCACTACGTATCCACCCGACTCTAATGACATGTCACTAGCACCCCCGTTCAGACCGACATGCCCAGCCCTCACCGGCCGGCTCGCCCGACATCACATGCCAAGCCCGACCGGCCTCGACGAACCTGTTCGAACCTAAGCCAATCCGACTGACCAGACCGTGTCCAAGACCGACTAACCAGGCCTTGCCGTTTCCAAGCGACACACCTCACCGTTCCCTGACTAAGCGACATCCCTGTTCATTGCTCGTCAGCTCGGCCCGACACCACAGGCCGTTACATCTCCGTTTCTATCCGACTGGGCTCGTCAAACCTTCGCATCGGCCGACCAGGCACAACCTTTCACGCCACATCCCACCTAAACCACATACGGCCTGCCACACTGATCAACGTGGCAGGCCGCATGTCGTTGGAGCTGGCGCACCGTCAGGGCGCGCACCTGGACTGTGGGCCACTACTGGACGAGTTCCTGGACCAGTTTGCCGGCAAAGACCTCGAACGCATCGTCATCGAGGGCGAAGTCATCAGCGACCAGTTCGTGTCGACCGGCGAGGTCATGCACCCCGGCGCCACTGAGACGCTGATGGAGTACTGGACCCACGGCAAGGGCGCGGCGAAGATCCGGTGGGGCGTGGACGGTAGCTTCGCGCGCTGCGTGCGTCACCTGCGCAAGTACTTCCCGAAGAACCCGGAAGGCTTGTGCGCCAACCTTCACCACCGCGCCACCGGGGAGTGGCCCACTGAGCATGGGAAGTTAGGCATACCTAGCTAGTCCCACGGGTATCCTGATCATGTGAGTACATCTCAGGTCAGCGTGACCCTCACCTTGATCGGTCAGACCGCACCGGTGAGCTTGACCATCAACCTGAGTGGATGCGAAGACCAGATCAACGAGCTGAAGGACATCATCATGACCGCGAAGGACGACCTGACCGCCACGCTCACCACGGTGGCCGACGGACTGACTGAGGTATCCAAGGATCTCCAGCGCCTGGTGGATCTGTTCAACGAGGCTGTGGCGAACGGCGACCTGGCCGCTGTCCAGGCCCTCGCAGATCAGCTGGCGGCCAACGTGACCGCGATCGACAACGCCATCGAGGCCGTGGCGCCAGAGACCCCGCCGACCCCGTAGTTCCACCCAGCTCGACGAGCGCGTACGTGCACAACGGCAATCGTGTGCGCGTACGCGCTCAGCTGTTTACCGGCCGTCCTCCAGCTCCAGGTTCGCGACCATGACCTTGCGCAGACCCACGAACATGCGCTCACCGTGCGACTTGACCCGCTCATAGCCGATCTCCAGCATCCGGCGCGGGAAGTGCTGGTTCGACACCGGCCGGTCGATGAAGTTCTCCTGGCACCAGCTCCGGTACTGCGCGTACATCTGGTTCGAGGCCATCCGCGCCTGCGGTTCCTTGGTGAACCGGCCGGAGTCCACCATCTCCTCGACGAACGTGGTCACGCTGTCCTGGTCGTTGCGGTGCACCTGGACGGCAGCGCGCACGGGCTCCGGCGCGTCCAGGCCGACCTCGCGATACTTGCGCAGGCCTTCGAGAATCCAGTTCAGAATGCCAGCCGCTTCGTCTTCGAAACGTTTCAGTAGGAACGGGTCCTTATCCGGCGGCACCTCATTGAAGCTGACGATCTTGATGCGGTCCCAGGTCGCGCCGTCGGATGGATCGATCCGGAACAGGTGATTCGTGGCCAGCCAGATGACGCACCGAGGCATCCAGGACTGATTCTCCTCGTACAACCCGCGCGACGTGATTCGGTCGTACCCAGTGAGCCGTTTGACGAGGGCTTCGTCCATGCGAATGCTCGGGTCCAGCTCGGACACGCTAGCCAGTCGCATGTTTCTCAGGTCATTCAGGTCATTGCTGGGACCGGACGAGTCGCGTTTCACCTGGAATAGCGAGGATGCGGCTGTCGTCGCGTATCCACCGAGAATCATGTTCATTGTCTCGACGAACTTGGACTTGCCAGTCCCTTTAGGACCGTGCAGGACGACCAGGCTGCGCTCAACGGGCTCGCCCAGGAGCGTGTAGCCGGCCGCGCGCTGGACGTAGTCCTGCAGCGCGGGATCGGGCAGCACTTCGTCGAGGTACTTCTGGAAGGCGGGCGCGCTGGCCTCGGGGTCGTAGTCCGCGCCCATCATCTTGGTGCAGTAGTGCTCTGGCTTGTGTGGCTCCAGCTCCAGCGTGGTGAGATCGAGCAGCCCGTTGCTGGTGTTCAGCTTATTCGGGTCCTTATCGAACTCTTCCAGGTGAATCCACAGCTCAGATTTGAGCAGGTTGATGGCCGCACTGATACGTGCGCTCGTCAGACATCTCAATGCGAACTTGGTTAGCGACTCGTTGTTGGTTTCCTTGGCCTGTTCGAGCATCTGATAGATGCTCGTCTTCACGTACTTGCCAAGGATTACCGCTTGATAGTCGACCCGCCACTCGCCTTTCTCATCCCAGTACAACCATTTGTTGCGCAGGGGGGAGAATCGAAAACGATCCTTGAATTCAGCTGCCAGGAGATCCGTCATTCCACAGTCCGTGTAGGTGTGCGGTCGCAGAGATCGCTCCGGCGCCTTCGTGAGACCTTTCTCGGCCTCCTCGAACGCCGTGACCACCTCGGCGACCGGCTCGTCCGGCTCGCCCATGAAGGTCGCGTCGGACAGGCGCGGCGCCAGCGGTGTGCCGAACCCCTGCGCGCGAAGCTCTCGCGCACCTGCAACCATATCCCCCTGCGCGTGGTAGTGCGACCATACGAAGAATTTGGTCAATGGCTGCTCGTGCGGCAGGTCGGTGCTCGTGGAGAAGACCCACAGGCCCGGGTCGTCGTCGTGGGTGGTCGCGGAATGCCCGTCGGCCCACTTTTTGCCCGGGCGGACCCACCATCGCTCCCCAGCGGGTCCGCCGGGATGCAAGGTCCAACCCTCGGGCTCCAGGATTTCTGCCCAGTCCGTCCGCAGAGAGAAGTCGTCCCCGGGCGACAGGGTGCCGGCTGGTCGGACCGCAAGCGCGCGCTTCGGGCTCGGTGCCGGTGGCGGGGGAGTCTCGTCGAGGGCCCTGGCGATGGCCTGGACGACCGACTGGCGCTGAGCCCAGCTGATGGTGGGGATGGTGTCCGGCGAGCCCGCCAGGGCCTCCCAGGGCTCGCCGGAGGGGTGACAGGAGCCATTCGTCGGCGCCACGATGACGTAGCCGCCCTCGCCCCGGGTCTCGGCCTTCGTCTTGAGCTTGGGGGTCCTGTCCGCGACGTACTCGCTGGCGATCTTCGTGTTGCCCGGCACGTCGTGATCCGAAATGCGGTACATGATGTGCAAACCGCCGGAAGGCGACCATTCGGAGTACCCGTTGTTGGTCAAAAAGTCCCAGAGATCCAGAGTGTCCGAATCCATCTGGTTGGCGATGCGTTCGAGCGAGTGCGCGCCGGTCCAGGCCGACTCCAGCTCCAGCATCTCCAGGTTCGCTGACACCTTCCCGCAGATGACCGCGACACCGTGCCCCTCGGGCCAGGTCACCGGGCGTACGGAGCGGTGCTGGAGATCTTTCCAGTCGCGGTCGGGAGCCTTCGAGCCATCGGGACGAATCGGGACAGTGCTACACCCAGCGTCGTGCCAGGGCACCGCGATGTTGTGTGGGGCTTGACTGGCGACCACAACATCTGCCATTGTCACTCCTACCTGTTGTGTGTATCGAAAGCCAGCCCTCCTCCCAGGTCGGGCTGGCTTTCATTTTGCTCAGAGGATCTTGCCGCCCCTTGCGAAGGTTCCGTCAGACTACGGCACCAGACGTGGTTGCTGGCAAGAGTCAACGTGAAAACGTATGCTGGGTTCAGCTAGGCGGTCTCGGTCTCCTCCGGTCTCCCTTGTGTGCGTGAAGAAGCCCTCCAGGACGCTGGAGGGCTTCTTCGTGTTCGAGGTCAGTAGTCGGCGGTTGGAGCATAGTGCGCTTCGATGTCCGGTTCAGGAACCTCAACCATCGCCAGAACTCGGCGCCAGTCTTGTTCGAGCGCGTCAACGATCTGCTGAGCAAGGTCACACGCGGCCTCATGATCAGCACACAGTCCAACGTGATCGCAGTCCCGAGGGCAGCTGAGCAGACCGTCTTCGTCCATGTCGTCTTCGACCGCGCTCTGGGCACCGTTGAACACGAGGGAGAGCGCGTAGGCCTGGATCTTGCCACGTGGGTGGTGCTCGTCAGGGATCACGCCAGGAGTGAAGATCATCAGAACGGGATCTCTTCGTCGAGCGAGTGATGCTGCGGACCGGAGACCACCGTGTCGGGCATCTCATCGACGACCACGGCCTCGACGGTGCGGTTCTCGCGGGCCTGGCGCACCGCTTCCTCCTGGGCCAGCCGCTGGGCCCGAAGGCGATCGAGCGTGGACTCACGGCCGGGGTCCGGCGTGTTCACCGGAGTCTCAACCTTGGGTTGAGAGTTTGCTGGCGGCGTGTCCATCGGGTTGTCCATGAACCCTGGTTCAGCCTGCGGTACCGGTGGCTTGTACCAGGCTTTCCAGCCGATCTTGGGCGGGTTGAACCCGCGCTTCGTGGCGGGACCGAACTCCAGGAACCGCAGCGCCAGGTCGCCACCGACCTCGATGGTCTTCTGCTTCGCGTCCCGCACGGCCTGCCGGACCGCGTCGAGGCGCTTCCAGGACAGGTACAGCGCGCGCACGCCGTCGTCCATGTCGTCGTCGTGCAGGTTGGTCTGGAGCATGAGCCGGAACATCCACTTCGGCTTCGTCTTCTCGTCATCCCAGTACGAAGGCTCGTTTGTGTCCATGTCCCGCTGCTGCTCCTTGACGGGCAGCTCGATGACCGTACCGCGAACCGTGTCACCGATATTGTCGAAGGGGAAGGTCTTATACCCTCCACCCATAAATTCATCTGTGTCAGCCATCAGTGCCTCTTTTCAGTGCTCTCAGGATTCTTGACTGTGATGCGGACGAACGGCAGTGGGTATATCCGGACTACCGGAGTGTCGCGGTCCTTATATATCCCGACTACGCCGTAGCGCCAGGAGAATTCGACCTTCATCGGTCCTCCTATTTGGGCCGGTCCTTCTCGGCCCGCTTCTTGTCCGCCTCTTGCTCTTTAGCGACCCGGTCTTTATCAGCTTGTCGCTCTTTATCAGCGTCGCTCCTACTCATCCACTCTCTCCGGCCAGTGCCAGGTTCCCGGGGCCTTGTTCTCGTCATGCTTGCAGGTGTTGAAGAACAGACCGCTCGGGTTCATCACGAACAGGACGCAGGCTTCCTCGTCCCAGTTCTGGTACATGACTCGACCGTCAGCCGGGAAGTCTTCCATGATGTCGAGCCACGCACCGACCTCCACAATGGTTGCAGCGCGGCACGTGGACGAGTACTCGCCGCCAGGCGTGCCGTAGCTGACGTAGTGGACTGCGCGCGAGATGCTGGGCTTGGTCATGCTGAGGGCTTCGAGGTGAGCACGCCTTCACAGAACCAGTCCCAGTCGTAGAACGCGGCTATGAGAATGCGTTGCGTGCCTTTTTTCTGATAGAACCGCAACACAGTATCGTCGCCGACACGTCGACCGGCTTCGTCGTGATAGCCGACTTGAACTAGATCGGCGTCGACCGCGTGCACCTTGGAGGGACCTCCGCAGCGCTCGTTCACGGTCACGTTGTAGATCGTCATTGTGTTACCTTCCTGGACAACCGAACCCGTCGGCCGTCACTCCCATCGTGGCGTCATCGGACGAGAACCACGGACAGAACCCACAATCGTCTGAGGGATGGGCTGGGAAGTCCTGTGGCGCGGTTCCGTCCAGGAGCATATCCCCGATACCCTGTAGTCGCGCAAGAGCCTCCTCGGCGATTTCTCGGCGGTACACGTCCCGCCAGACGTACGTGTCGCTCAGCCGACCGCCTCGGGCCAGGAAGACCAGGGCCACGTCCTTCACCTGACGGCCAGCGTTCTCATGTCCAAGCCCGTAAATATTGACCTGGATGATGTACTTGCGGGGCGGGCCCTGGGCGACGTACTTCTTCATGTACTCGGTGCTGGCGGTCTTCCAGTCGATCACCCGGAAGTTGTTGTGGTCGTACACGTCCGAGGAGCCGGCCACGACGGCGTTCGCGGCGACCCTCATCTCGGTTTCCCAGTGCATGCCGCCGAACTTGGGCGAGAGGCTGGGCTTGTTGGTCGGCCAGCCTTTGACCGCCTTCTCCATCCAGTGGTGCACGGCGGTGCCCTGGATGGCCGGCCACGGGTCGCGCAGCCGGTTCTTCGTGGGCACGTCGAGGATCTGGTAGGCGATCTTGCGCTGGCACTCCTCGCCCACCTCGCTGGGACCGAGCAGCTTCTGCAGCGACCGGGGCGAGTTCGCGTCCGTACTGCGGATGATTTGCTGGACCAGCTTCTTCAGCTCGATTGACTCCGGGTCGCCCGAGGCGCTGTTCATGGTGTCGCAGTTGGGATGGACGGCGTAGCCCTTTTCGACTAGAAAGCCATCCATGCCCTCTTTGCAGATCAAACAGTCCATTTAGGACTTCTCTTCCAGCTCCAGGTCCCCGAACTCAGCCGGCACCATGATGGTGTCCGTGGCGCCGGTGGCTCTCGTGAGCTGCTGGATGAACTGACGCCCCTCCAGTCCAGCCAGTGCCGTGCGCTGTGCCACGGTGAGGCGGTCCAGGACGTTGATGTGCTTGTTGGGGCCGATGCCGGCGAACCTGAGTCTCATGGTCGGCAGCGTAGCGCGCACCCCCGACATGACGAAGCCCTCGCGGGCCGGATGGGAGTCCGACAGCCTGCGAGGGCTTCGTGGCGGCAACCTGACTGCAAGGTCGTCATCGCGGGTTCAAGTGTACTGCACGTTGTGATGCCGGCCAGGGTACTGATCACAGGAGCCTGTGATCCTGGGGGGAGATCAGCAACAGACTCCCTGGCCGGAACCTTTCACAGCTGAGGGGAATACGATCCCAAGGCGCCTCAGCTGGGAAGCCGACGGTACCTCAGCGCTGGATGTCCGGCAACTTATTCTCCGGCTTCTGGTACTTGTTGTAGTGCTTGTTGATGACGTCGGCCACGGCCAGACGCACCGCTCCGCCCTTCGCCTTGTGGTACGGCGTCGCGGTCGCGATGATGTCCCGGAAGCCGACGTTCACGCCTTCGTCGTCCGCCATCTCCTGCAGCCGCTTGATGAGCGTGACGACCTTGACCTTGTCGCCGTGGTAGCGCAGGTACGTGGCGATGCCCTCGACGATGCGGTAGTCGAGCGAGCCGTCCACCAGACCCCACACCTGGTTGATGATGTTCAGCGTCACGTCCAGGCGGGTGTATCCATCCGGGAACTCGACGATTCGCTTCGCGGCGCCCACGCAGGCGAAGCCGTCGGCGTGGACCTTGAGTCCGTACGACTGGACGATGTTGGTGATCCTGACTTCCCGCTCCAGGCCCTCGTGCACGCCGGCGTTGAACTGATCGATGGTGTGCATCGTGGCCCGGGTGTTGTACAGCCGGAACAGGCGCGCCTCCTCCGGCAGGGTCAGGCCGTCGAAGATGATCGCGTCCAGCTTGGCTGGCGCCTCCGGCACCAGCTTGCAGGCCTCGGCACGGTGCCATCCGTCCAGGCAGACGTAGCTGTTGTCGTTGCGCCGGGACACGATGAGCACGCCGAGGGCATCCTCATCGAAGTCGGCCACCATGGCGTTGATCTTCAGCTTGTTGAGCTGCGCCCGCTGGACGCGGTAGTCGATGGCGATGTCCTTCACGGGCACCGTGCCGACGGTCTTGGTCGATTCGCTTTGGAGTGCTTTCGGGCTCATGACTGGTCTCCTTGGTCTTTGAGCATCTCTTTGAACTTCTTGCGCAGGGCGAAGATCTCCCCGTGGATCTTGTTCAGTTGTTTGAGCCAGACGGCGACCTCTTCGAGGTCGTGGCCCGGGTCGAGATCTGCTGGGTTCGGCAGCGCGAGCGCGGCTCCCTGTAGGCCAGACATGGCCCGAGGAATGAGTGATCGCTGGTCCGAGATGACCTTCTTGCTGGTGACGGTGGGTCGATGCTGCAGGATCATCTGCATCGCGTTCAGCGAGCTGAAGATGTTGAACCGCACGGGATACATGGCTTCCCGCAACCGTTTGCGCATCTCCGGCGTGTGCGCCGGGTTGGTGTAGGTTCGGCGAACCCGACCCAACTCTTCGACCTGGTTGGCCGACATCCCCATAGCCTCGGGAATGTCGATCGCTGACCCCGAGAAGCCTTCGGTCAGCTGCTTCGGGTAGCGCTGACCTCGACTTTTCGCGCTCATGGCACGCGCGTGAGGTCGGTAGATCTCGCGCATGATGTGCAGCAACTCCATCAAGGCGAACACATCGTGTGGAAGCTCGAACTGGCCGTCTCGCGTGTTCTTCAGGTGGCTCGACATCGTGAAGAAGTCGCGCGCCACCACCACGTAGATGGTCGTCCAGCCGATCAGGCGGGCGGCCTCGATGCGTCGCGCGCCGTCAATGACCCGATATGTGCTGTCTAGTAGGACTGGGTAGTATTGGCCCTCCTTCTTGAGGCTCTTGGACAGTGGGCCCAGGTCTCCGAGGTCTTCGCGGAGCCAGGCGGGATTGGCGTTCAAGATGTGATCGATCGGTAACGTAACGTCCACACTGGACATCATGAGAAGGCTCCCATCTTCTTCGTGCGTCTTCTCGGAAGGACTCGAACCTTCGACCAAGGGATTAAGAGGCCCCGGCTCTGCCACTGAGCTACGAGAAGTTGTTGCTGGCTACAGACCCATCAGCCACTGGATTGCCAGTCCGACAAGGAAGCCGATACCTACGCCGGCCAGCAGTAAGACGAACCACATGCCCATACCTCCAAGTTGATCAGTCCAATGTGGACAGTCGTATAAAATTGGGGTTTTTCCGGCAGGCCCCGGTAGGGCCTTCGTAGCGGGAGTGGGATTCGAACCCACGATCTTCGGGTTATGAGCCCGACGGGCTGACCAGCTGCCCTATCCCGCGTTGACCTCGCTAAGACTACACCCCCATATACCTATTCGCAAGGCCACCTGCGCGGATCTTTGATGACGGGCATATCCACCGTATGATCATTTGGTGGGCAAATCCCTCCAGCAGATGTATGCCGACCTGCCCGAGGGCATGCGGCGCAAGTACATCGCCGCCCAACCGGACTACATGATCGCCGAAATGCTGCGCGGTGAATGGTGGTGGACCGCGCGCCCCGAGCAGTTGCCCCCCGAGACACCTTGGTTCGTCTGCCTGGCCCTCGCTGGCCGTGGCTGGGGGAAGAGTCGAGCTGGCTCCGAGTGGATCGTCAACCGCGTCATCAAGCACCCCTACGACTCCCATGGCGTGCCTACGGAGTGGCTGGTCATCGGGGAGACGCTGTCCGACGCGCGGGCCATCTGCATCGAGGGACCGGCCGGCATCATTCGAGTCCTCGAACGTCGCAAAGTGAAGCACAAGTACGTCAAGTCCCCGCGACCGATGATCCGATTCCCCAACGGCAGCAAGATCTACACCGAGGGTGCGGACGACCCCGACGTAGGGCGTGGATACAACGCCTCGGGCGCGTGGCTCGACGAGATCGCCAAGTGGCGGTACTCGAAGGAGAGCTGGGACGAGGGCATCATGCCGTCCCTGCGCGCCGACCTGGTCGCGGACCAACCTCGCGCCTTCGTCACCACCACCCCGAAGCCCATCAAGCTGCTGCAGGAGTGGCTGAAGCGGTCCGACGGCACCGTGCACGTGATGCGCGGCTCGACCTTCGACAACAGTGCCAACCTGTCCCGAGCGGTCCTCGTAGAGCTGAAGAACCGCTACGAAGGAACACTGATCGGCCGCCAGGAGCTGTACGGCGAGATCATCGAGGCGTTCGAGGGCGCCCTGTTCAACCGCCTCGATCTGGAGAACTACCGCGTCCACGAAGTACCGGACGAGCTGGTCTCCATCATCGTCGGCGTCGACCCGTCGCTAACCGGCGAGGACGACGAGATGGGCGTGGTCGTGGTCGGCAACACGGGCGACCGCCAGATGTTCGTCCTGGCCGACAAGTCCATCATGGCCGTCGGCCGAGCTGCCGCGCTGCACGCCTGGCGAGTGGTCGCCGAGTACGGTGCAGACCTGCTTGTCTACGAGGCTAACCTGGGCAAGCGCTGGATGGCCCAGGTCTTCGAGGACGCCTACAAGGAGTCCGTCGACAATGGACTGTTCATGCGTGGCACCCGGCCGCCCATGAAGGCCATCGACGCCAAGATCGGCAAGCGTACTCGTGGCGAGCCAGTCGCGATGCGATCGGAGCAGGGACGGCTGCACTTCGTCGGGCGCCATCCTGAGCTGGAAGACCAGTGCGCGACGTTCACGGCCTGGGGTACGGCGGAGTCTCCGGACCGGCTCGATGCCCTCGTCCACGCCTGTCGGTGGCTCATGTTGCACGAGCGCAAGGCCGCCTCGATTACCTCGGCTGTGGACTTCTCGACCACCTTGCAGAGCTTGTTCGCCGAGCAGGCCCGGTGGTAGGGCCCGCTCGGCGAAGCTTCTACTTACAGGTCGGTAAAAACGACTGGGGACCCGACCACCCCTCTAAGGAATCGGGTCCCCAGTACTTCATTCCTTGCTGGCCGTCGGGTGAGTCGACGCTCTCCGGTGGCTCAGGTCGGAAGTCACGGAGCCAGTCAGGCTCCGGCCGCTATCGTACATGCCCTCGTTGACGCTGAGGACCAGGTCGATCCATTCCGCGCTCACGCCTTGATTGGCCTGAGACAAGGTCACCAGCTCCACCACCACGTCGGCGGTGAGCTTGCGTACGAAGTCCCGGAACTTGGCCACCGGGATGGCGCCTTCCGGGTCGGCAACCGACGGTAGCCGGTTGCCGACGATCCAGGCTTCGGTCTTGCTATCGAGCTGCATGCCCGCGCTCACGGCACTCGAAGCTGCAGGTGTGGACGCCGCGATCGCGGCTTCCCACCGTCGATCCTGTGCCATCTTCCTTGCCTGCTGTGCGGACCTGTGCGCGTTCCTCTTCCCACGGCCATACGCCATCCCGACCTGCCTCCAGTAGCGCGATCATCTGGAAGGACTTGTCCGTCAGACCACCACCGATGGTGACCCGGTTGGCTGAGTCCGGTACCTGGCTGGGACGGTAGCCGGCCAGGTTGAAGGTGTACATCGGGACGCTGGCCGGCGCAGCCTTGCTCGGGTCTTCGCCGGAGTGCACCTGCTCATCCGTGATCACGATAATCCGATCGTGTCCGGTGAAGCGCTCCCTGATCGCGGTCGCGGTGCGCGTGCCACCCAGGTTGCTGAAGCGCCGTTCCGCCCGAAGGATCGACATGCTCTTCGGGAAGATCATCTCTACTGACCGGCTTCCGTACTGGACCAGCGTCGCGTTTGGCTGGTTGCGCAGGTACAGCGCGGTGCCGAACATGGCGGCCACGGCTGCCCAACGCACACTGCTGTACTCAGACAGGCCATAGAACATCGAGTCTGACCGGTCTACCAGGATCAGCGTGCGACCCCGAAGTGCGGGCAGGTTCTGCAGTGACAGGTTCAGCGCCGTCTCCAAGGCGTGACCCCAGGTCAGACTGTTCAGCTGCGTGTACGCGGACAGGAACCGGAACGGGAACTGGCGTGAGCGCTTCACCTCCTCGGGGTCCGTGAGCCGGTCGATGACCTGGCGCACGGTCGCGGCGGAGATGCCAGCCTCGTCGAAGTTGCGCAGGTTCCGCAGCAACGCCATGTAGCCCATGGTCGGGATCGTGTTCTCCCACGCTGCCTTCTTGTCGACGGCAGCTGAGATCGTGTTCTCCCACGTCATGCCCGCCAGCTTGATGTCGGCCTGGCTCATCTCCTCAACCGCAGTCCCCTTCAGGTCTGCGCGGTGCTGGATGGTGGGCAACGTGGCAGGGATGATGATGTTCGACCGGTTGTGCCGGCGATCGAGCGCGTACTTATACAGGTCCGAACGCCAGAGAGCATCCGGCCGGACGTGGCACAGCTCGATCACGTCGGCGAACCGGAATGGCTTGCCCGACGTGTCGTACTTGAGCAGCGCCGCCTCGGTGTACAGCCGGCGAGCCGCGTCCGCGATACCACGCTTCACCGGCATGGGTAGCCGGCGACCGTAGTGCTTCATCCAGTACGCCACTGCTTCGCCCGGCTCGTCCGGCCGACTCATGCTGCTGGCGATCAGCTGACGAGAGCCAGCGATACCGAGAGTCAGCATCGAGCGAGCCGACTCCAGCGCACCCACGAGCGGCGCGGTCCGCATGTTCGCGCTGTTACGCAGCCACGGAATGAAGCCAGCCATCCAGACTGGATAGTTCGGCGCTACGGCGTGGACAAGGTTCGCGTACCGCTCGTCTCGCGCTGACGCGCCCTCGTGGTACGTCTTCTCGCCACCGAGATTCGAGACAGCGAAGACGAACAGTTCCGACCGCGAGTCACGCTCGTAGGACTGACCGCCCTGGTGTCCCAGGATGACCGGTACTGGCGTGGTCGACGTGATCGGCGAACGGCCAGCGACCGGCCGCGCGCCTGGCTTGTTGAACTTGGACATGGTGCCTCCCATCAGAAAACAAGAGACCCCCCGCTCACAAGACGGGGGGTCTCAATGTAGTGATGCCTGAGTACAAGGTCGAGCAGGTGACATTAGCGCGCTCTGCCAATTGAGCTACAAGGGTGGTTTCCCACTCTCATCAGGAATCGAACCTGAAACATCGCCCTCCGGAAGGGAAGTAACCCACTCTGTCGCAACAGGCATCAAAGCTATAGAGACCCCAGAGAACCAGGCACGACAAGATGGGGTTTACCCGCCAAGGGCCTCCCCATGGTGGGGAGTACAGGAATCGAACCTGTGTTTCTCTTTTTATCAGAAAGAAGTATCTCGTCGCTATCGCAACTGGGATCTTAAGTTGTCAAGTAAAGCACCCCGAGAACAAGTCGAGTAAGCCACCTGTTAACACGGTAGGAAACCCTGATTTGAAGTAGGCCGACTCTTCGCAACGGGGTGCTTCAGTGCTGGAGCCAACACTAGCGGGGATATCCGGGTACCGCAACCCCCTTTACAGGGGCTGCCCGTTATCGTCCACGTTGCCCGATACCCACCGTTCGTCGGTGCATTCCGTCCACTGGACCGGCGGGTGCAGGATGCTGCCCCAGATGACGTTGTCCGTGATGGTGTTGTTCATGCCGCTGGTGGGGCAGCGTAGCGGGAAGTAGGCGTTGGCGTGTAGCCAGTTCCCGCTGATCGTCAGCAGATCGAACCGGTCGTCCGCGATGATCGCCGAGGTGCCATCGGGGGTCATGTTCTCGATCCAGTTCCCGATGATCGTGATGGGCGGTCCAGCTCCGATGAACACCTGGATGCCGTCCGTGTGTCCGATCTCCGGGATCATCTGCTCGTACAGGTCGTGGATGTACGACCTCTCCACGAGGTTTTGCCCATCCAGGCTCATGCCGTTCTCGCAGCCATGGATGTTGACCCGGCGAGCCGTGAAGTTCCCGACCATGCCGGTACCGGGGCTGAACAGGCAGTCCGCCTCGACGTCCTCGATCAGGACACCGCTGCGGGTACGTGCGTTGATCGGCTCAGTCGAGCAGCGAATCCGGGAGTTGCGGACGGTCACGTTGTCCGCGCCGATGGTCAAGCATCCATCGATGTCTTCCCCATTGATCACTGTGCCGGCGACCGTGATGGTCCGGCCCGAGGTGTGGATCAGCGTGGTGCCTGCCGGCACTCCCGTGTTGCTGGCGTTCGGTGGAGTGACAGGTGGGGGAGTAGTGGTGGGTGTAGGGGTGGGCGGGGGAGTGCTGATGGGTGGTGATGTCGGGGGAGCTGACGTGGGTGGGGAGGTTGTGGATGGGTTCGTCGGAGTCGCGGTCCGCGATGGTGTGGGGGTTGGCGACAGCAGCACCAGTATGCGCGTCTGGTCCTGGACGCAGGCGTTGGCTCGATCTCGCTGAGAGCCGGATGAGTGGGCGGCTAGGAGGCGACAGTTGTCCAGATTGTTCTGGGCTGTCACCCGTTGGGTGTCGATGGAAGCGAACGCGGGTCGCGTTGTTGGTGAGGCGTATGCGCCTATCGCGATCAACACGAGGGCTGCCACCACTGCTGAGGCGGTGATGATCCTGCTCTTCATGAGATCGATTATCGCCTGTCTCGGTTACGGTGGGTCAACGAGTGCAGGTATATACCCCTTTTCGTAGGCCTCGGAACGTCTATGTCCGGAACCCTCGCGTATGCCTTCCATGCGTGGTATATGGCCTACGATCATGATGTGATGATCCTCTGGTTCGCGGTGTTCGCGCTGGCGACCGCCCGCGCCACCCGACTAGCTCGCGCGGACGAGATCCTCAGCCGTCCTCGGCGTTGGCTCATCACCCGCTGGGGCACGACGTCGAAGATGGCCTACTTCATCACCTGTCCGTGGTGCCTATCGATCTACTTCGGAACGATGAGCGCGGTCGCGTTCGTCGCTCTCTCCCACGTGAGCTGGTGGCTGATCATCCCGGCCGCGCTGGCGTTCTCGTACATTGCCGGACTTCTCGCTCGGATCGAACAGGACTAATCCATGACCGAGACGCTGGAAGCCGTGATCACGGACGAAGAGATCCCCTACGTCCTCACCGCGTCAGCACTGCGAATGAACTTCGATGACGCTTCGTACTCGAACTACCGGTTCCGAGACGAAACGTGGCAGCGGGAGTTGTGGCGCTACTACGACATCATCCCCGAGCTTCGATTCGCAGCCAGCTGGATTGGTAGCGCCTGTTCCAAGGTCGACATCTTCGTGGCTGAAGTGGACAAGCTTGGGCGGGTCCAGGGGCGGGCGAAGAAGAAGGAGGTCGCAGCCCTCAGCGACACACTGCTCGGCGGTCCAGCCGCAAAGGCTGAAGCCATCCGGATGGCGGCAATCAATCTCACCATCGCGGGTGAGTGCTACATCCTGGGCAAGCCCGCCTCGAAGCCGGGCGTGGACAAAGACAAGTGGTTCATCCTTTCGTCCAGCGAGATACGGCGGGTCAAGGGCGGGCAGGTCTTCTGGGGCGATCGCCAGTACTACCAGGAGATTCTGGACCTGACGAAGTCGATGGTCACTCGGGTCTGGACACCACATCCCCAGAGGATATGGTGCGCGGACAGCCCGGCTCGCGCGTGCCAAGCCATCCTGCGCGAGCTGGAGCAGCTGACCAAGTACGTCTTCAGTCAGATCGACTCGCGGTTGGCCGGCGCCGGCATGCTGGTGATCCCGAACAACCTCGACTTCCCGGCCGAGGACGGCGTCACTACTGCGGGCGAGTCCCTGATGATGCGGATGGCCCAAGCCATGGCCGCGTCCCTCAAGGGCGACGGCACGGCGATGGCCCTGGTCCCGCTCATCATCGAGGCCGCGCCGGAGGACATCGAGCGCAGCTTCAAGCTCATCCAGTTCGCCTCCGAGCTGTCCAAGCAGGCGGTCGAGCTGCGCGATGAGGCCATCCGTCGGCTCTCGTTGGGCCTGGACATCGCGCCGGAGATCCTGACCGGCCAGGGCGACATGAACCACTGGTCGTCTTGGTTCGTTGACGAAGCAACGGTGAAGTTGCACGTAGAACCGTTGATGAACCGGCTCTGTGACGCGCTGAGCACCGCGTACCTCGTCCCAGCCCTGAAGATCATGGGCCTCGATCCGCAGCGGTTCGTGTACTCGTTCGATACGTCGCCGCTCACCATCCGTCCACAGCGACTGCAGGACGCACTGAACCTGTTCGAGAAAGGCGCGATCGGGTACGAGGCGCTGCGCGTGGCGGGATACTTCAAGGAGTCTGACGCACCGACGCCGGAGCAGCTGGCCATGTCGTTCGCGAAGGAACTGATGCTGCGTGACCCGAACCTGGCGCAGCAGCCTGGCTGGCGCCACCTCGCTGGGATCACTGATGAGATGCTTCCTCCCGCATCTCTGACAGCGCCAGTGCCCAGTGGTGGTGGGATCGGTGGCGGTGGGGGAACAGGGGCGCCTCCGCCGCCACCACCTCCATCGAGCATCATGGATACCGGGATCGCGCCTACTCCGGACGGCCTGGCAGCACCCCCCGCTGGCATCAGCGGGGGCGACATGCCCGGAGCTGGTTCTGGCGCACCGCAAGGCATTCAGGCCAGCTCGGCGATCGAAGGCGCGCACGATATGGCCGTCATCATCGCCGCCCACGCCACTGTCCTACGTGGACTGGAGCTGGCCGGCAACAAGCTGCGTACGCGCGCCACTTACAAGGAGCATCCGAACCTCGACAAGCACCAGATCCATACGGTCATCAAGGCGCGGGACCGGCTCCAGGCGGTGTCCCTGATCGAGGGAGCGTGGAGTCATCTGCCCACGTTGCTGAGCCAGTTCCACTCGCACGTGAAGCCCATCGATCTGCGTCAGTCCCTGACCCGCTACTGCTCGGTCCTACTGACCGAGGGCATCGAGCATGATCCCGTCACGATGATCAAGCTTCTTAGACAGGACGGACATCTCAATGGCCGCGAGTCGTGACGCGGAGGGCTCCGTCTACCGGGCAGCGAAAGCTGGCTTGACCCGGTGGCTGGCGGCTGCTCGCACGGCGGTCATGGCTCCATTCACCAGGTTCCGCGCCACCCCCAGCCCCGGCGCGCTCGACTCCGTCCTACCAGTTTGGCAGGCAGAAGTAGATCGCATCCTCGCAGCGCTGACACCAGCCCTGAAGGAAGGCTGGGCCGGCGCCCATATCCCAGGTGACTACGACCCGAACGATCCTTTCGTCCAGGCAAACCTCGCATTGACCCGGAATCTGCTCGTTCGCATACCCGATGAGGTTCATGCCCTCATCGTCGCCAAGATCCTCGAAGGCTCGAACGCCGGGCAGACGATCGACCAGGTGGCGGCGGCGGTAGATGACGTCCTCACCTTCACCGGCTCCGAAAACTGGGATGCGCGCGCCCGCGTCATTGCTCAAACGGAAACCACCAGACACTTCTCCTCCTCCATGCTGGCTCACGGTCTGCTAGCGGAGCGCCAAGACGGCACACCGATGATCAAGACATGGGAGACACAGACCGACGGGAAGGAGCGTAGCTCCCATCACGCGGCGGACAAGCAGACGCGCCCCCTGTCCCAACCGTTCACCGTAGGTACATCTCAGATGATGTTCCCGGGCGACCCGAGCGCCCCGGCGAACGAGGTCTGTGGCTGCCGCTGCTACCCATCGATCAAGAAGGCAGGCTCATGACGCTCCGGTTCCGGGGGCTGTTCGAGCCCCATGAAGTACCTACGGGCGACCGGCGGATGTTTAAGGCCAACGGCCTGACCAACCGCAACCTGCCGCTACCGCTGATGATGCGCTCCAGCTCTGGCGGGCATATGGGTGCTGAGGTGGTTGCCAAGATCACCAAGATCGAGCCGGTGCCGGGCGGACGCAAGTACTCGGGCGTCTTCCTGGACCCCAAGGTCATCCCGGCCGTACGCAAGGCGATCTATCTGGCCCGGCACAAGATGATCGGTCCGAGCGTGGACCTCGATCGATCGTTCACTGTGGAGCCTCGCCCGCACACGGACGGCAAGCCGATGGCGTACTTCACCTCCGGCAACGTGATCGGCGTGACGCTGGTACCGATGCCCGCCTTCGCGGACGTCACGTTCGAGGTCGAAGGCGACGACAGCGAGGACGAAGCCCTCATCGCCAGCATCCTGGCCGAGGAGTTCGCGGTCAGCGGTGCCAACTGGAACGCCCTGCCGGTGGCTCCCCGGGACTACACATACGACGCGGACAACGCGGTCAAGCGGATCGCTGCCTGGGCTGGAGTTGGTACCGCACAAGCGGATACGAGCAAGTACGCCTCGATGTTCCTCTGGCGTGGTGGCAACCAGACCGGAGATAGTCTGGCCCAGGAGGACTTCCGGCTACCGATCGGTGACATCATCAACGGTCAGCCGTACCTCGTCTTCCACGCCATCTACGCTGCCGCTGCCCTGCTATCCGGTGCTCACGGTGGTCTTCCCAACATCCCCGAAGGCGAGAAGACTGCCCTCAAGGGCGTGATCAACCAGATCTACCCCAAGATGGCCAGCGCCTTCGGGGACGAGACGATGCACTCCCCCTTCACGGGGGATCAGCAAGGAGGGCAGCAGCAGATGAGTCAGCCGGTCGAAGAGTTCGCCGCGAAGGCTGAACCGTACGGGGACGTGGAGTATGCGGACCCGGGGTACCGCGACAACAAGAAGCGCTACCCGATCAACGACGAGAAGCATGTGCGGGCGGCATGGGCTTACATCAATGTCGCAAGCAATGCGTCCGAATACACTCCCGGTCAGCTAAAAGCTATCCGGGAGAAGATCATGGCTGCCGCCAAGCGTCTCGGTATCCAGATCAACGACACGTCGGGAAACATGAGTGCCCTTACCGTCGATCCGCTCCAGACGGAATTCGCAGTCAAGAGCATCAGTGGCCGCATTCAGAACCCACGTCCAGCGGCCTACATGTTCGCCAACCCGAATCTCAAGCGTCCCACGAAGCTCACTGTTGACGACGACGGTCACGTCTTCGGGCACCTCGGCAAGTGGGGCGAGTGCCATGTGGGCATAGGGGATAAGTGCGTTCTGTTGCCACGCTCGCGCACTGGCTACCAGCTCTTCAAATCGGGTCACGTCATCACTCATGACGGCCAGACTATCGAGGTAGGGAAAATCAGCCTCGGTACCGGCCACGCGCACCCCACGTACGGGATCGTGCCGGCCCGCGAGCACTACGACAACTCGGGCTGGTGCGCCGCTGTCGTCAACATCGGCGAGGACCAGTTCGGTGTCTGGGTATCGGGCGCCCTGACCGATCCGTCGAAGGCGGACGAGCTGCGCCGGTCCCCGCTGTCCGGTGACTGGCGTCGGTACAACGGCAACCTTGAGCTGGTGGCCGCGCTCGCGGTCAACAACCCGGGCTTCCCGGTCTTCCACCAGCAGGAGAGCGAGGAGTTCTCGCTGGTAGCCGCTGGCATGGTGACCGAGGAGCCCCCGGACGATGACCTGACCTTCGTCATTCAGAACATGGGTTCGGACGTTCGCCAGGGTGACCCGATGGACCCGAGCCAGCTGTACGGCATCGTGGATATGGACGCCATCGAGGCTGAGGTTCGCCAGCGCCTGGAGGCTGAGAACGCTCGCAGGCACCGTCTGGCCGAGGTCCGACGGATGGGTGACTTCGCTGCCCAGCGGGAGCGCGCTCGCCGGCTGAACGAACTGCTGGGACTGGTTGCGGCGGCGCCCCCAGCTCCGGCACCTGGAACTCCGCAGACAGGCTCGTCCCCAGGGGCGCCGGCCCCAGCTTCGCAGACCGCGACCGGTGCTGGCCAGCCCGGAGGCGATCCAGAAGCAGATCCATCAACACCCGGAATCGCCGAGGTTGATGATCCAGGCCGTGAGACGATGTTGGCACGGCAGAATTCGGGCGATTTCTACATCGTGCAGGAATCACCCGAAGACAACCCTGATGCGACCACACCCGACACGGGAGCGCCGCCCGCTCAGGCCACGCCAGCACCAACAGCAGCACCGCAGCAGCCCGCCCCACCGGCACCGCCGATGGCCCAGTAGGAGACAGTAGATGGCTCGGTTTTCGAACCTCTGGGATGAGGCGGAGCACCCCCGCGACCGGCTGGGACGGTTCCGGAGCAAGTGGAAGATCGGCGGTAAGGCTAAGGCCATCGTCGATGCCATCTTGGACCGGTTCAGCCCCAAGACGTTCCCGGACTTCCAGCGTGCCAACAACTATGGCATCGAGCGGGGCTGGTCGCGGTATACGCCCGAGCAGAAGAAGTCGATTACCAGCTATGTCAAAGGCGACTTCAGGGCCATTGACGCCGAACTGAAGCAGGGCAAGGAAAGCCCTGAGTCGAAGGCCATCGATTCGGCGATGCATCCGCTCGAAGACGATCTGATCCTGACTCGTTCCTTCTCCCCGGAGCGGTTCGGGCTGGCCGCCAATGACGCACAGGCGGCCGAGGAACTGACCGGAAAGCTCATCGCGTCCAAGACGTACCAGAACGCCTGGATGGGGCCCGGCACCAACAACGGAGGCATTCAACTCCACATCCTCGCTCCACGTGGGACTCCAGCCGTCTTCTCCGGTGGCGCCGAAGTCATGATGAGCCGGGACCAGCCCATCCGGATCACTCGCGCCGAACGGGTCCCGGACGGTTCGCTCCGCCTGTACGGGGTTGCGGTTCCGAAGGGTGCCGCCGGCAACCTGCGCCCGAGTCACGACGTCCCTGGCGCGGTTCAGGCTGGCCGGGTCGCCGGCAACGCCGAGCCAGGCGTACCGCAGGAGAACATCCCCGGCCAGCTGCCCACCCCGAACGCTCCCACTCCCGAGCGGATGACTCCGAACCCGCGCGCTGGCGAGATCACGCCAGCTCCCGCGCCGCCCCGCGACCTGGGCGACACTCCGGGTGGTATCGAGGCGGACGGCCGTCCCAGCTGGACGCACGGTGGCCAGCCCATCGAGCTGCACCCGGCAACCGGTTCGCCCGGTGGTGGGGGAATTACGGCAAAAGCCGGGAATCAAACGCTTATCCAAGACGCGCCGGATATGGAGACTCTGGCGGTAGAAGCAGACCGCGCCGGCCTGCCCGAGGTGGCTAAGTGGGCTCGGGCGAATCAGCGGTTCGTGAAGGGCTCGGACGCTCCAGCTGCGGGTCAGCGGGCAGCGGCGCGGGCTGCCCTGGCTCGCCAGGAAGCGAATACTCCTGCACCAGAGCCCAACGCCCCGAACGCCCCAGCACCAAATGCCCCGGCTGCACCTGCTCAACCAGAACCCAACGCTCCCCCGGTGGCTCCGGCGGCTCCAGCCACACCGGCAGCTCCTGCGGCACCTTCTCCCGCACCTTCCGCCGCACCCACTCCGGCAGCTCCAACTGCTCCGGCAGAGCCCGCACCTCTTCCGACTCCGGTCGAGCCTGCTCCGGCGCCACCTGCTCCTCCGACCCCATCATCTTCTCCTCAAGTCCCGGTCGACATCAGCCAACCTGTCCCAGCGGACGCTACCCCCGAGGTGCGCGCTGCACATGCCGAGGCGTTGCGGAAAGCCGGCGAAGACGCGCTACGGCAGAACCCACCAGCCCCGGCTCCGGTGAAGTCTGCCGCCCGCGCCGCCCGGGTCAAGAAGGCCCTGGCGCCCGCGAAGGCTGCCCCGGCTCCGGTTGCGGCACCACCAGCTCCGGTGGCTACCGAGCCGCCTTCGACCATGCCGGCGAAGAAAGCAGCAGCGGCAGTCAAGAAGGCTGCCCCGAAGAAGACCACGCTGACGTCAGCCAACCGCAAAGAGCGGGACATGCTGGCGCCCGAAGACCAGACCACGTACGACAAGGCTCGCGCTGAAGGGTTGAGCCACAAGGAAGCGATAGATCGAGCAACGGCACCGCCGGTCAAAAAGGCTGCGGCCAAGGCGGTCAAGAAGGCTGCCACCAAGGCCGCACCGGTCAAGAAGGCCGCACCGGTCAAGAAGGCTGCCCCGGCAAAGGCTGCCCCGGCCAAGAAAGCTGTCCCGGAGAAGGCCGCTCCAGCGAAGGCGGCGCCGGCCAAGCGGGTAGCCAAGCCGAAGCTCACTCCAGCTCAGGAAGCGCAGCAGAATGCCGCGCACGACGTCGCGAACCGCGAGCAGCGCAAGGTCTGGTCGGATGCCATTCCGGGTGGCGAGCCCAAGGATCTTCGCGAGCTGGAGAAGACTCAGCTCGACCAGACGGCCGAGTTCATTCGGACCAAGAAGTGGTCCAAGAAGCGCGCCGTCGAAGAGCTACGAGGCTTTGCTCGCAACAGAAACGACACCCACGCGGCGTACCTCAACAAGGTCGCTGACTTCCTGGAGACACAGCCTCGGGCACCTCGCAAGGCTGCGGTCAAGAAGGTCATTGCCGTACCGAGTGTCGACAATCTGCGCGGTATCAGCAATTCCGAGGAGCGGCTGAAGGCGCTCGATGGCCTGGACGTGGCTTCGCTCCGCAAGATCGCCAGCGAGGCTGGCGTGCCCGGTCGGTCCAAGCTGACCAAGGAAGCCTTGAAGAAGGCCATCTCCGACCACATTGGATCGACGAAGGCTGAAGCTCCAGCGAAGGCAGTCAGCAAGGCCACCAAGGCGGTAGCCAAGAAGGCCGAGGCCCCCGCCAAGGTCGCCAAGACTGCAGTCAAGAAGGCCGAGGCCGCTGCTGCTGCTGAAGCTCCGGTCAAGGCAGCAGTCAAAGCCGTGAAAGCGGTGGAACCCAAGAAGAACGCGGGGCCTGGCAGTCTGGACGAGTTCCTACGCCGGGATTCCGAAGGCGTACCGATGGGCGATCGGGTCGCCGCGCGCATCCTCGAACGCGAAACGCCAGAGAACCAGCGGAAGATCCTGGACACGCTCAGCCCTGAGCACCGCATTGCCATGCACCGGGCCATGGAGGTTAACCGCAACGCTGACCGGCGACGCGAAACACCGCAGCCGGCAGCGGTACGCAAGGCTGCCGCGAAGGCGGTCAAGGAAGGTGCTCCGGCTCCAACTCGTGCCCAGACGCGGGCAGCTCGCCCACCGGCTAAGGCCGTATCGCCTGAAGTGGCGGCTGAGCAGAAGCGGATTTCTGACCTCGGTAACGCCAAGACGGCTGCCACTGAGGCGGCAGACAGGGCCAAGGAGAAGAGCGTCCAGGACGGTTGGGATGCGGCAATTGGCGCACCCCCGGCTGATCTCAGCAGCATCGACAAGAGTGGTTTGGCCATTCTGGCAGGACGTCTCGCGGACAAGAAGATCTCTCGGCCAGCGGCGGCTCGATTGCTTCGGGACATGCCTGGCCAGAATCCAGCTGCCAAGGCTTACCTGAGCAAGCTGGCTGACCATCTGGGTACGCGGGCGCCAGTCAAGAAGGCAGCGGTCGCGGCCAAGGCGGCTCGTACTGTCCCTGGATTCGACGAGCTGGCCGGAATGAAGAGCCGCGACGAGGTGCATCAGCGTCTCGACGCCTTGACCGTGGCTGAACTGAAGCAGGTGGCCAAGGAAGGCGACGTAATCCACTCGGCCAGCGTGCTGAAGCCCCGCCTGAAGCAGCTGATCGCGGACAAGGCGGTCGGTAACAGGCTGGACACCTCAGCAATCCTCGGTACCAGTGAGGCAGATCGCGAGGCCGTACGAGTGGCAGCGGTCGCCAAAGCGCGGGCTCGCAAGGCAGCGGCTGAGGCACCCAGTGCGCCCGAAGTGGCTCCGGTGAAGAAGGCTGCGAAGGCAGCGGTCAAGGCGGCCGAGCCAGTAGTGCCGGCCAAGACGGCTTCAGTGAAGGCAGCCAAGGTGACCAAGAAGGCCGCAGCTGCTGCCGCTGACGAGAAGTCGGCCGCTGGCATCAAGTTGATCTCGCAAGGTGGTTTCCGTGGTACGCCCGAGAAGCACACCCGCGCCGAGCTGGAGGACATGAGCCCCGGCCAGCTGAAGGACATCGAGGACGAGCTGGGGGTTGAGCGTCCAAGCCTGCTTCGCAGCGAGCGTGTTGACGCCATCCTGAAGGCCCAGGCTGGTGAAGCACCGCCCAAGAAGACCGCAGCCCAGCGTCTCGCTGCCTTCAAAGAGCGCGACGCGGCGGCGAAAGCGACCACTCCGGCCGCGCCAGTCAAGGCCGCGAAGGCGGTTAAGAAGGCTGCCCAGCCACCTGTCACACCGGCCAAGGCGGTACAGAAGGCCGAAACGTCTACCGGCGCCATTAAGGCGGGTAAGTACTCGAACAAGCCGATCCCGGAAAACCAGTGGGGTTCGGGTTCCGGCGAGATTCATTACCACCCTGACGGCGTAATCGGTACCGAAGTGAGACATCTAGGCGAGGACCGGAAGCTCGATGTGGATGGATTGCCACTAGAGACCGTGCTTGGTCATATTGCTACCGACACAGTGACCGGGAAGACAACCACCAACGAGATGCTGGCTAAATTGCGAGCGCTTCAAGGTCGACTGCCCGAGGGTAGTCGGGCTAAGTCTGCCGTAACTCACATGATCGCTTCCATCGACGAGCCTAAGTCCAGCCCGATTCATGTTCCGACTGGTACTCCAGGACCGATGAAGGAACTGGCCAAGAAACTGGCGGACATTCCGTTGGCTCGCAAGCCGAAGCCGGACAGCACCACGGAGCTGGCCAAGCTTGCGCGCATCATGGATGACTTCGAGCACAGCAAGGTCGGTGGCTTGCGACTGATCCGTGAGGTCGAGAGCCTACACAACGGTCGACACGAGAGCGTGGAAGGTAAATTGGAGCTGGACCGCGCTGTCCAAGCAGCAGTCACCGAACTGCGAGCGCTGTACAAGGATGCGAAGACGAGATCTCAGCTACAGCCACCAAAGAAGGAGTAGGCCGTGGGATGCAAGACATGTGGCGGGGGTTCGATCCCGCCCGAGCAGGTGGTCGTGGAGCGCATGGACGGCTCGACGTTCACCGTGGACTCGCTGGTGGAAGCCCGCGTCCAGGTCGCCCTGGGCAACGGCAAGAAGTACTACGCCAAGAAGAAGTAGATACATCCCCTTTGTGATGCCCGGTGGTATCCTCCGGGTAGTTGATCGTGCGCTGCTGGCCTAGGGCCGGGTGACGGATCGTCCCCCAGACCTGCCCTGAGAGGCTAGCGATGCCATTCCAGATTCCTGAGGACGTCACTGTCCTCACCACGAAGGCGCTGCGCGAGTTCGCGCTCACCGCAGCCGCAGAGTATGAGTCGATCAAGGACTCCGCCACCGAGGAAACCGTCACTGACGAGCAGCTCGATGAGATGGAGAGCTACTCCAACTTCATGCTGGTCGTGGACGACGAGCTGACCGCTCGCGCCGAGCGCGCCACCCGGTTCCGTGCTCAGACCGCCGAGGTCGAAGAGGAAGAGCCGGAAGACACGGGCGAGTTCGCCGAAGGTGAGGCCAACGGCGAGGAAGTGCCCACGCCGACGCTGGCTCAGATCAACGCGGTGGCGCCGTCCAACGAGACGACGGACGCCATTCCGACGCCGAAGATGTTCAGCTTCATCGCGGCACCGGAGACCGGCTTCGCGGCTGGCACCGAGCTGAGCGGCTGGGACGACGTCGTCAAGGCGTTCAACACCCGCACCCGCTCGCACGTGCGCGGGGCTCCCACCCAGCAGCACCAGTTTGCCTCGATCAAGCGCGAGTTCGGCGAGTTCGACATCTTCGAGAACGACTCTGAGACCGAACAGATGCGCAAGATCGACCTGGTCCGCGACGAGAGCCAGGCGGACGGCGGGTCGCTGCTGGCCGGCGTCGGCTGGTGCTCCCCATCCGAGACGATCTACACCACCTGCAACCAGGTGACCACGTCCGGCATGCTGAAGGTTCCGGAGATCGGTGCCCGTCGCGGCGGTGTCCGGCACAACCAGGGCATCCGGTGGTCCGACATCTACGGCACCGGCACCGGCTTCAACATCCTCACTGAAGAGCAGGTCATCGCGGACACCGTGAAGACCTGTGTGCCGGTCAACTGCCCCCCGTTCGTGGACGACCGGCTGAAGGTAGCCGTCCTCTGCATCACCGGTGACATCCTCCAGGACCGCTCCTACCCGGAGTACGTCAAGGAGTTCATCCGTGGCGCCGTGGCTTCCCAGGCCCACAACGTCAACCGTCAGATCATCGCGGACATCGTCTCCGGCTCGACGGCGGTCACCCTCACCGGTAACCAGCCGTGGACCTCGGACGGCTCGGTCGTGTCCCAGCTCATGTCCGCATTGGACATGGCGGCCATGGACGAGCGGTACAACCTGCGCCTGGACCCGGACGCCACGCTCGAAGTGGTGCTCCCGTACTGGGTGAAGCAGGCTTACCGCGCGGACTGGCTACGTCGCAACGCGCAGGACGACAACAACCTGGTCGACAGCATGGTGAACTCCATGTACGCGACCCGGAACCTGTCCGTCCAGTACGTGTACGACTGGCAGGACGCCTTCTCCACTGGCGCGTCTGGTGGCACCGCGTTCGGTGGCGCCGTGGCCATGGTGACTCCTCCGACCTCGGTCTCGTTCCTCATGTACCCGGCCGGGACCTGGGTGGTCGCCCGTCAGGACGTCATCCGCCTCGACACCATCTACGACAGCACGAACATCACCACCAACAAGGTGACCGAGCTGTTCGTGGAAGACGGTTTCCGGGCCATGCGGTTCTGCCCACTGTCCCGCGTGTACACCATCGGCATCTGCGCCAACGGCTCGACCGGGGTTCAGCGCGCCGTCACCTGCTAGTAGCAACGGGGTCCCTCCTCAGTGGAGGGACCCCACCCTGCTTCGCCGCTACTAACAGGAAGGAGGCGACATGGCAGTCCTCACTGGACGGGTAACCCTTCCGGCCAACCCGAACCCGATGGTGAAGCGCGTCGGGCTCTTCGACGTCTCCACCGGCCCGCTCGACCTTCCAGTCCACGCCCGGTCCGGTGGAATCCAGTACCAGACCTCGATCTGTGCGGACCCACACTGCTACGCGGTGACCTGCATCGGCAACCACACGTCGAAGACGCTGAATGACACGCTGGCGCTCATCACGGGTGACCCGTTCGTCATCTACTCGGACCTGCTGTGCTCGCCGGTCGGCATCAATGAGAGCGAAGTCCGTAACCACCTGTTCACTCGCCTCACCATGGGCGAGCAGCTGGTGGTGGAGAGCGTTTTCAGCCAGCAACTGTGTGGCGAGGCCCCCGGCCTGTCCAACAACTCTGGCATCACCGCGATAGTCACTCCGGCCACCGATCCGGTGGACGCGGTCAGTCAGCTCGAAGCCGCGTTGTACGCAACCTACGGACTGCCGGGCGTGCTTCACGTGCCGTACCGGTTTGCTCCGTACTTCAGCAACATGTGGATCTTCGATGACCGGCACCAGGACAACCAGGTGTACCACACCACGGCGCTCGGTACGAAGGTCAACTTCGGCAACTATGCCGGCCTGTCCACCAGTGGTGCGAACCCGACAGCCGGCAGCATGTACATCTACATCACCGGCCAGACAACGGTTTGGCGTACTCCAGACAGCGAGCTATTCGTCGCGAACATCGTGGACACGCTGAACCGTACGCACAACCAGTTCACGGCCGTGATGGAGCGCGAGTACATCGTCAGCTTCGACTGCGGTGGGTTCGCAATCGAATGCCCGATCACAGGGGTGGTGGCTTGATGGCCGAGATCCATGCGGACCAGGATGTGGTCCAGGTGGTGGCCCGCCAGCTGCTGGCCCTGACCAACGACCCGAACGAGATCACCTCTACCCACGGCGACGGGGGCAGGATCTTCCTGGTCTCCGACGAGCTGGGCGAGCGCTGGTACCAGAAGTACATCGAGGACGAGGTCCCGGTGGCACCGAAGAAGAAGGGAAAGTAGATGGCTTCCTACTGCTTCAAGCCCTTCAAGGTGCCGCGCGTGCGGGCCACCTTGCTGGACGCTTGTGGCACTCCGGTGACCGGTGACGGCTCGTCCGAGGTCACCACCGACGGCATTATCACCATCGAGCAGACCGCACAGCTCCAGGACATCGACGACTTCTACGAGAAGAATGCCGACGGCGCCTTCTGCATCGAGGAAGTCAACCCCGAGATCCTGAAGTGGTACTCCTACACGTTGACCTTCTGCAACGTCGACCCGGACCTGGTCTACCTGCTCACCCGGCAGGGACTGATTCTGGACGACGCGCCGACCCCGACAGCGGTGGGTAACCGGTCCGCCGAGGGCGACATCGCGCTGGTCAACTTCGCGTTCGAGTTCTGGACCCGGCTGGCCAACCAGGCTGACTGCGGTACGGGCGTGAAGTTTGGCTACGGCCTGGTGCCCTGGATGGTGCAGGGCAAGATGGGCGACGTCACGTACCAGAACGGCACCGCGAACTTCGTGGTGACCGCCCGTTCTCACCGTGACGCGCTTTGGGGTGTCGGTCCGTACAATGTGTACAAGTCCAAGGCTCTGGCCACATTGGACCAGCCGATGCCACTACTGAGCGGCATGTCCGTACAGCCGGCAGACCACCGACTGTTCTTCGTCACTGGTCTACAGCCTCCGGTATCCGGCTGTGGTGCTCAGGCAGTTCCGCTGACGCTGGCTGCACCGGTCATCGCCGGCCAGCTGGTCACGGTCACCCTGCCGACCGGCGTTGCTCCAGCCTTCATTAACTGGGGTGACGGCAACGTCACGTCCAACGCTGCGGGACCGACCTCCCAACACACATACAGCGGTACGGGCACCTACACGATCAAGGTGTGGCCCCAGGGCGTCTCGTCCCAGCCATACCAGCGCACCATCACTACCTGAGCAATAGCTGACTCAGCAACTACTGCACCAGCAAGGAGGGGTCATGGCAGCCATTGGCTACACCGGCGGTGACCCCTCCAAGCTGGATGCTGGCGGGTACATCAAAGGTGACGTCGTCGCGGCCAATGCCAGCGGCGTGCTCACCCCCGTGCCGGTCGGCCCTGACACGGACGTGCTGACTGCTGACTCAGTAGCGGCGGAAGGCGTGGACTGGCAAGCAGGTGGTGGAGGCGGTGGCGGTACGCCGTCGAACACCGTGGTCACCGAGACCACGTTCGGGCAGGCCTCCACTGCCGGCGTAGCAACTGCCTATTCACGCGGTGACCACACGCACGGAACGCCGGCCACGCCGTCGATGCCTGTTCCTGCAACTACTGTCACGAGCGAGACCACGTTCGGCATCGCGCCGGCCGTCGGAGTTGCAGCTCCATATGCTCGCGAAGACCACACACATGGCTCGCCAACGGCGCCGACCGCCGCCAGTGTGGGAGCCGATCCGGCTGGCACGGGAGCTGCGCAGGCAGCTGCTGTTGCTGCAACTATTGCTGACGCAAAGGCTGCCCGTTTCGGTCTGCAGCTGCTGACTATTGAATCCGGCGCGGTCACGACAGACTTCAGCGTGAATGCCGGCGTCGCCGTTTTCGTGCTTGTCTTCTGTACTCGTTCAGTCACACTCACCACCTTGGGTGCATGGGTTACCGCACCGGGTGTCACCGGCTCTGGCGACAACAACATGGCCATTTACTCCGAGGCGGGTGTGCGGCTCGGCATTACTGGTGACATGACAGCCGCACTGTCGGCGGGTGACTGGGCCGAGGGAACGCTAACGTCCGGAGTTCCGATTGTTGTTGGAACAAGGTACTACCTACATCTGCTGACACATTTCTCTGGCACTGCGCCAAAGATCGCTGCTGGTGCAACTAGTTTCAATCACATCGCCATCAACGCACACCTGCCAACTATCTTCCTGACTGGCCAAGCTTCCAGTCCAGCGTCATTCAGTCCTGCTGGCGCGAGCGTCAATACGGCTGAATACTTCCTGGGGGCCCGATGACCACTTTCATCACCACCGTAGGCGGCACGCTCGTTAGCGAGTGGTTTCAGTTCGCGGGTGGTCCGGCACAGAACCTGGACGCCAACCCGACCATCACCATCACCAGCCTTGGTACCGGAACGGTGGTGCTGGGACCGACGGCGGTCGGCGTCGGGCATCCAGCCGTAGGTGTATATACCTACACGTGGACAGCCGGTGTCACCCCCGACAACTACATCGTGGTCTGGAATGGACTGTCCGCCACCGACCCGGTGCAAGCGTCAGAGATCGTCAATGTGCTGGCGGCAGCCAGCGGCGGCGTCGGTCCCTGCGCGTGGGAGTTGGGCTCCGGGTGCTCGCCGGACTGGGACACCTACAGCACTCAGCTGAAGGCTGACGCCACTGCGTACGCGACCCTCGTGCTCTGGTCCGCCACCGGACGCCAGTTCGGGCTGTGCCCGATGACCGTGTACCCCTGTGGGCGCGACTACTCCGGCTACGGCTGGGGCGACGGCGCGTGGGGCTGGTCCTGGTACGAAGGCACCTTCGTGCCCTACATCTGGGGTGGTCAATGGTTCAACGCCTACTGCGGTTGCGGGCTGCCAAGCTGCTTCGCCTGCAAGCCTCGGTGCGCCGCGTACCTGCCGGGACCGGTCGCCTCCATCGTCCAGGTGACGCTTAACGGAACGGTCATCGACCCATCGACATACCGGGTCTGGGACCAGCAATGGCTCACTCGTAAGAGCGATACCACCACGCCGGCCGCCGACGTCTGCTGGCCCCGCTGTCAGAGCTTCAACGCCATCACTCCCGCCTTCGAGGTCATCTACCTACGCGGTACGCCCGTGCCGGTCGCACTGATGAGCGCAGCCAAGACGCTCGCGGGTGAGTACGCGAAGGCCTGCCTCGGCCAGGACTGCCAGCTGCCCAGCCGGGTCGTCAACATCGCCCGCCAAGGCGTCACCGTGTCCCTGCAGGACATCGACACTCTGCTACGCGATGGCTTCACCGGAGTCGTGACCGTGGACCAGGTGATCCGCCAGCTCAACCCACACAGCCTGAAATCCCGGACGCGGCTGTACTCTCCGGACGTGCAGATCGCCCGGGTGATCACCTCGTGACCAATCCAGCTGACCTCGATCTCCTGCTGCTGCCCATCGCGCTGGAGCTGCTGGAGTGCTACCGCACCGCGCTGAACCTGCAGACGAACCCGCCCACCACCATCTGCCTGCGCGCAGGTGATTCGGTCGCGGCGGACATCGGTCAGAACTTCGACGAGTGCTGTGAAGGTCTGGCCTGGGTACGGCCAGCCGGCTTCTACATGTCCGGCACCCAGACCTCGCCGTTCCCCAGTCCCAGCACGGACGAGGCACTGTTCGCCTGCGGAGTGCCAGCTTGGGGCTTCTCGATGGAGATGGGTGCACTTCGGTGCATACCCACCAATCATCGACTGACCTGTACGGAATGGACAAACGCGACCGCTACCCAGCTCGCGGACGCCAAGGCCATGCGTAAAGCCATCTGCTGCCTGGAGGAAGCGCACGACCCGGGCGACGTGGCGCTGGGGACCTGGCAGCCACTAGGGCCAGCAGGAGGATGTCTCGGCTCAACCTGGACCGTATCGTTCCTCGTGTCGAACGTATGCGAGGTGAACTGTGGACCCTGAGCTGCCGGAAGAGCAGGTCTACATGGAGGTCATGATCGCCTTCAGTGGTCTCCAGGTGGGCGATCGCGGCCTCGTGCCACGATCCTGGTTTCAGACGCACCGCCAGTACCTAAGACCGATCTTGGTACGACGTTGGATCGAGGAACCTGATGGCGCGAGTGGAGATCTACCAGCCAACGACGGATGACTTCGCCATCCGCGCCGCGTCCAGCCGAGTGAAGAAGCTCGTCGAGGTGGTCACGCTGGAGGCTCGCCGCATGGCCGCCCGTCACACGGGCAACTCGTACCCGCCAGCAACCGGATACTTCGCCACCACCATCAAGGGCTCAGTGAACCGAACTGGACGCTGGACCGTGGTCGGCCAGGTCGGCTCGGAGAACTCGAAGGCCCTGCTGATTCACAACGGCGCCAGACCGCACACCATTCGCCCGGTGAACGCTGGCGGCCTTCTGTTCTGGTACAAGGAGAAGGGCCGGCTCATCTGCATCAAGCGACCAGTCCATCACCCCGGCGCGCAGGGAAAGTTCTACCTGACCGTGCCGCTACGAATCCAGGGCACCGCTCAAGGCTTCCGGGTGATCGAGTCGATCTACACGGAACGCCTGTTCCGCTAGTATGCGGATATGCCCCCCCGTCGCAAGGTTGAACCTGTCGAGCCGGCCACAACGGAAGACCTGCTAGTCGTTTCGTTGGGTGGCCGGGACTACAAGATGCGCCCCATGAACGCCAGTCAATGGGCTGTGCTGACCAAGGTCACCATGGAAGCGGAGCGCGCCAACACAGGCGCGGCCAACACCCGCGCGGTCTCCGTGTTCTTCGGCGTGATCGAACGACTACTGGTTGACCCGGCCGACCTGATCCGCCTGGAGGACGCTCTCGTGGACGGCAGCGTCACCGTGGAAGACCTCTCCAAGGCCATCGAAGGCGAACGGAATGGCACGACAAAGCCAGCCGTCACCCGCACCCGTCGAGGGCAGTAGCCAGCGAGTCGTCCTCCCCAAGGTCCCCTGCGAGCCGCTGGCTTCGCTGCCTCCAACGTCGATCCTGGTGGACTGCGCTGACCGCACGTGGACCATCCCGGCCAAGATGGCGGACGAGTGGCTTCGTGTCGTCTGGACCGAACCTCTCGACCCGTACTTGATCTTCCCGGGGTTCGTGATCGAGGACGGCGCGGACGAACACCTCACCAGCGCGGCGCTCGACGGCGTCATCGAGGCGGACGACCTGGTCATGATCGCCATGGAGGCGCTGGAGATCGCCAGCGGGTACCGCTGGTGGTTCACGCTGCGCCTGATCGCCGGCCTGGGGGCTGCCTGGTCCCGGCTGGGCGGCATGCTGCTGAACTCCGGAGTGGACGCCAGGACGCTCAGCCTGGGTGCCTGGTGCTCGGCGGCGCTGGAGATGTGGGTCGCCAACATCGAGCCGAACAAGGCCGCCGACCTCCTGAACACCCTCCTCGAACCGCCCGAAGGGATGGAGGGCGAAGACGACCAGTTCGACGAGTTCAACGACGAGGAGGAGTTCCTGGCGGCGATGACTACCGCTTTCTGATCTTTCCTGGCTAGACCACCTACGATGAGCACATGGCGGTAAATGTCCTAGGGCGCGCGTACATCGAGGTGCACGCGGACACAAAGCCGTTTGGACGTGAACTCAAGGCCGAGGTGACCGCCATCTCGACTGCGGTCGAGAAGACAGCCCGTACGTCTGGTCGAGATGTGGGCAAAGCCCTCGGCCAGGGCATCGAGCGGGAAACCACCACAAACTCCCCCGGTCTCGTGCGTCGCATCTTCTCCGTCTTCGGTCGCGAGGCGGACAAGATTGGCCGAGGAACCAACCCGATCTCACGATTCCTGTTTGGATCGTTGCGCCGGGACGCGGAGAAGGCTGGCGTAGACGCGGCGGCCGGGTTCGCCAGCAGCTTCACTAAGAACGTTGGCGACACCATCAGCGCTGCTGCCCAGGGCGTGGGGAAGCTGGTTTCCTCGATCGGTTCCAGCGTGGGCAACGTCGGAGGTTCCAGCCCGCTGAGCGGAATCGCTGGAGTCGGCGTGATTCTGGGCATCCCGGCCCTCATCGGCGCGGTCATCTCGCTGCTGAACGTGCTGGGCCCACTGATCAACGGCATTGGTCTGCTGCCTGGTGCCTTCGCGCTGGCCGGCGCCGCGATCGTGCCGGTAGTCGTTGCGTTCCAAGGCTTCGGGGCAGCCATCCAGGCCATCATCTCCGGCGATCCAAAGAAGATCGCTGAAGCGATGAAGGGCCTGGCACCAGCAGCTCAGTCAGTGGCCAAAGACTTCCAGACCATGCTGCCGTTCCTGCGGGAACTGAAGAAAAGCACCCAGCAGTCTTTCTTTGCTCGCCTGGTAGGGGACCTGCCCAAGGTCCAGGCCGCCCTGGGACCCATCTTCACCAAGGGATTCAGCCAGGTCGCGGACGCGGCCGGCGCGTTCGCCCACAACCTGCTCCAGCTGGCCTACGACCCGGTGGTGCAGAAGTTCTTCGCGGACGTCTTCTTGTTCGCCAAGACAGCTTTCGACACGCTGAGCGACCCGGTCCGGCACCTGGTTGGCGCGCTGGCCGAGATCGCAGACGCCTCCTTCCCGCACATCCAGATCCTCATTGGAATGTTCGGTGACCTGCTGGACACGTTCGCCAAGTTCCTGGACGAGAGTGTCCGCAATGGAGACTTCGACGAGTTCCTGAACAACTTCATGGATGCACTCGGGGCAGCCAAGGAGCTGGGCACCGTCTCCATTGGACTGTTCAAGGCACTGCTCGGTGGTCCTGACGAGGAGGCTAAGTCCAGAGCGTTCTTCGCACTGCTCATCGATGTCATCGGGAGACTGGAGACGTTCTTCAAGTCCGACCAGGGCAAGCTCGCCATCCAGGGCATGATCGACCTCGGCCGCATCTTCCTGGTCGTCCTGGGCGGCTTCGTGCTCCTCATCGGCGAGGCGCTGGCCGAGGCCGAGGAACTGATGCGCGTGATCAAGTGGGTGCTTGTCCACACTGGAATCATGGGTGTCGGCACGGACGCGGCGCAGGCAGCGGCCAATGCGGCTAAAGGCACTACCGTCAGTCAGAGCTTTGGTGCGGCTCCCGGCCACGCCGCTGGTGGCATCTTCGACATGGAGCACCTAGCCCGTATCGCGGAAGGCGGCCGGCGCGAAGTAGTCATCCCGCTCACCGATCGTAGGCGAGCCATGGAGCTGGCCGACCGGTCTGGCCTCACTCAGATGATGAACAACCCGCCCACCGTGAATGTCTACATTGGAGACGAGCAGATCCAGGCTCGCGTGGACAAGCGGGTGCAGCTCGGCATCAAGGGACTAACCAGCTCGATGACATACGGGCCCCGGCCCATCGGCGTGGGAGGCTGACGTGCCCGCTATCACCGCCACGGTGCTGGATACCCTGGGCTTCTCGATCCTGAGCATCGACTGGACCGACGTGCCCAGCGAGACGTTCGCCAACGTGGTACGCACCGTCAATGGCATCGACACCATCGTGCGTATGCACACCTTCGTCGATCCCACGGGCGCCTACATCGAGCTGTCCGGTGGCCTGGCGACCATCTACGACACCGAGGCTCCGTTCAACACCCCGATCACGTACACCACCACCGGTCTCACATCATTGCTGACCGCGAGTATCACGGTGACAATAACCAACGCCTTCCCCTGGCTGAAGTCTCCGCTGCACCCATGGGCCGACAAGCAGCTGGTGTACGTGCCCATCAGCTACTCAGGGCCAGGGTGTCTGCCCGGAGACTCCATTGTGTTCGCTCAGATGGGCGCGGAAGCTCGACCCAACCGGACGACAGCCTTCTACCCCAACAACGCTGAGTTTCCCATTCCGGCCAACCGGACCAGGGGCTCGATCCAGTCCTCGCTACGTCTGGTGACGCGCACCTTCACCGCTCGCGACTCGATCATCACCTTGAACGCCTCCGGCGATCCGCTGCTCTTCCAGATCCCAGCCGCCTACGGCATCCCCGATCGCTACATGACCGTGGGTGACTACACAGTGGACCGATTCAGCGCGGACCACAAGGTGGAGTGGCGGGCCAACACCCTCCCGCATGTCGCGGTCGAGTCCCCGCCAGGACTGGCCGAAGGCGTGCTCGGTGTGCGTTGGATCGACCTCTGCAACCGGTACGTCACGTTCGACGACGCGAACGCGGCCGGCTTGACCTGGAGCCAAGTTCTCCTGGGTGAGGGTGTCTCGCCTCCGCTGCACTCCTTCTGCTCGTACAGTGACCTCGCTGCCGCGTACGCCACGTACAACGCGATGACAGCGGCCAATGTGGACTACAACGCATTGGAGGACTGCTGATGCTCGCAGGCGGCACCGATCCCGCCTACCGCAGTCTCCTGGTAGGCCCACACACTCCCACGTCTCGCATTGAGATCTGGCGTTCCGGCGTACGGGTGGACACGTTCGGCTCACCTGGGCTGCCGAACTGGGACGGCACACTGTCGTCCACGTTGACCTCCCAAGTGTCGCGCCAGTTCGCCTTCTCGGTGCAGGAAGATCTCTACCCCGGCGAGGACGACGGGGCGCTTCTGGCGCCCTGGGGCAACGAGGTTCGCGCCTTCATGGGTATCAAGCCTGGCTCTGGCATCCCCTACGAGTTCCAGGTTTTCCGGGGACGCATCAACACGGTCAGCCTGGAAGCTGAGGGCAACGTGTCAGTGTCCTGTGTGGACCGTGGTGGAGATGTCAACGACTCAGGCTTCCTGGGGCCGGCCATGTCTCAGGCGGGCAACGTGGTGACCGATGAGTTCCGGCGCGTGGTGAACGATGGCGTCGTCGATGCCACGTTCGGCGTCTTCGACGTCAACGCTCAGATCACCCCTGCGATCACCTGGGAATGGGACCGAGGGGGCGCCTGTGACGACCTGGCTACAGCTGTAGCAGGCTACTGGTATGCCCTGGCCAACGGCGACTACGTGCTGCGCCAGGTGCCCTGGACGAAGCGCCAGACCATCTCTGTGACATTGCGTGACGGGCCAGGCGGAGAGCTGATCACAGCGATACCGTCGCTGTCCCGGGCGAATGTGTTCAACGCGGTGATCGTGGTAGGCGAGCAGGTCGACTCCAACATTCCGCCCGTCTTCGCCGTGGTGCAGGACTCAGACCCGGCCAGCCGGACCTACTGGGGCGGTCCGTTCGGTCGCAAGACGAAGACCGTCAACGCTCAGGGCGTGACCACGCAAGGGCAGGCTCTGGCGCTCGCCCGGTCCACGCTGAACCAGGCCCGCTCGCTGCAGGCCACCTGGACCACCTCGCAGACCCCGGACCCGTCCATGGAGCTGGGGGACGCCGTGTACATCATCGCCCGTAACCAGCCTCGCTCCGCCCAGGTGCTGGCTAGCTTCTCCATGCCGTTCGATGGCGGTGGCCCGATGAACTGTACTTGGCGCAACCTCACACCCGACTTGATAGAAGGAGCGCTCTAGTGTCTGGTACCACCCCGAACTACAGCTGGCCGTACCCGACCGGCACTGACTCGCCACCGGACGTGGCCGGCGATATGCAGGCCCTGGCGGTCGCGGCGGACAGTACGGTCGGCACCCTCGCGTCCGGCTTCACCACCATCACGTCCGCCATCGGGCGCGGCGCCGCAATCAGTAACACAGCCGGCTCTGGCACCACCACGTCAGCGACGCCGGCCAACATCGCTGGTACGTCTTCCTTCGCGTTCACGAAGAAGCTGGCCGCCTCGAAGCTCATCATTGCCATGGGTCTGGTGACCAGCTCCTCGGCGGTCGACACGACGCTCGGGCTAGGCGTGCTGATCGGCGGCGTAGACACGACCGTGACGCAGTTCCGGCACACCACGGCCTCGGAGTACCGCCAGGGCTTCGGGATCAACCAGATCTCGGGCCTCGCCGCTGGCGCGTACACGGTGCAGGGTCGCTGGTTCCGGGTTGGTGGCGCCGGCACACTGAGCACCGTGATCAACGAGACGTGGCTGACGATCGGCTGTCTGGAGATCGCAGCGTGACCGGTCCAGGCAGTCAGCTCAAGGGCACCTATCCCCCGGATACGAACTTCCGGGTCGGGACGGTGCGCAACAACGGCGTTATCATCAGCATCGAGGTCGCTGGCAACCTGATCGCGAACGGCTTCCTCGATCCGAGCGCGGCATCCATGACCGATGGAGCGTCGGTGCTGGTGCTGCGCTTCGGCTCTCGCTGGGTGTGCCTGGGCGCCATCGTGGATCAACCAGTTTAGGAGGACAGATGCCTGCGGTGACTCCCACCTGGCTGATTCCGTACCCCGTGGGGACGGACCAGTTCTGTGCCGGCGACACCTACGTCGAGGATCTGGCCGTGCGAGTCGATGAGATCCTGGACTTCTTCGACGCATTGCTACCACGCCTCGTGACTCCGCCGATGGCGAAGATCGTGGCCACCGTGCCAGGTCCAGTGTGGAGTCCGGTCACCGGGGTCCAGTCGAACCAGACCATCAACTACGACGCGGTCGACTACGACACCGACGATATGACAAACATTACCTTCGACCCACAGAAGATCACCTATACCCGCAACGGGTATTGGATCATGGGCGGTATGGCCAACTTCAACACCACCGGCACGGTCGATTCCGTCATCACCGTGCAGTGGGTGGTCGGGAACACGCTCGCGACCGCCGGGCGAGCCATCTGCTTCCAAGCGCGACGCACCGCTACGAACCACCTCGAAGGCAGCATGCTCAAGCGGTACGCGAACTTCGGTGTACCGGGCCTGGGCGCTGAGGCGCAGACTGACTACAACATCAGCGCCAACGTGGCCACCATCCAGGTCGCCGAGGAGACGCACATGTACATCCGCTGGTTCTCGGACCTGTAAGGAGATCGATGGACAGCACCGACAGCCAGCATCTCCCGTTCCCCGAGGACTTCGACCCCGGGGACGGTGCGCTGGACCTCCAGATCCTCGCCGAGGCTATCGACGCCAAGCTGTCAGCTCAGTTCGCGTCCATGCGGGGAGCGATCAACAAGAAGCTCAAGGTGTCCCAGATGAACGCGGACAGCGCGGCTTCTGCCTCTGGCACGCTCATCCAGCTCTATCCAACTTCAACCACCTGGACCACGCTGTTCGACTCGACGGGTGGCTCGGACACGGCTAACCCCTATGACCTGTCAGGGTTCACTGGTGGTGGTGTGTACCGGGTGGGGTTCTATTGCCGTAGCCAGCCATCAGGAACCGTGGATGTCAACACGGAGCGGGATGCGTCGTTGAACGTCCAGGTGGCGCTCGACGCCTCGACTCCTTCGACCTTCCAGACGCAGATCCTCGCGGCCACGAGCTACGACACCAACAACGGCGTCGTCGTCCAGGTTGTGGATTCCGAGATCTTCCTGCCGTTCCCTGGCACGTTCCCGTTCGTCACGGGCGGCAGCAACATCCGGCCGTACTTCTTCCACCTAAACACGAGCAGCGGTGTGGCCGTCCTCGCCGGTTCATTGGCCTGGGTGGAGCGCGTCGGAGATTTGGACGGATAATGCCTGGCACGACTTCCCTCGGAATCCCGTACCCGTTTCAGAACGAGACGGTAGACGCCGCGTCCTGGCAGAACATGGCGACCGCTGTCGACGCTCTGTTCACTCAGCTGAACTCGCTGAGCACGCTGGCGACGAACCGGCCGACCGCATCCATCTCTTCGACCGGCGCGGTAACCGGTATCGCCAGCGGCAGCACGCTGGTCCAGTCGTTCGCCACTGAGGACTGGGACACAGGCGGGTACGCGAACCTCGGCGTCAACGCGGACCGGCTCACGCTGGACACGGGGATCTTCTATGCCCGCTTCAACGTGCTGGTGACTCCGACCAACTCGGCCACGAACATCACGCTGGTGCGGACTTTCCTCGTGCTGGACGGGTTGACGCTCGGCGCGGTGGAGACAGACCAGGCCGAGACGGACAACGGCAGCGCGGGCCAGGTAGCTACCAGCATGATGGCCGTGTACAACAACGGGGCTGTCCTGCAAGGCGTCTACAGCTTCTTCGGTACTGGCGGTACCGCCTTCTCCGGCTCAGCCACCTTGCAGGTTTACAAGATCCGTGAACTACTCGATCAGTGAAAGTTATCTGCTTCCCGGCCGACGACATCGGTTGCGGGTCGTACCGGATCAGCTGGCCGGCGCAGTACCTGGCTTACCAGGGTCACGATGTGCACCTTTCGCTGCTGGGACGCCGGGGCTCCGGCCTGTTCGAGTTGATCACAGATGCAGATGGTCGGCTCACCGAGGTGAAGATTCCTAGGGATACCGATGTCGTGGTATTCCAACGCATTTCGCGCCGCATCCACGCTGAAGCCCTGCTCTGGCTTCGCAAAGTGGGGGTAGCGGTAGTGCATGACATGGATGACGACCTTGGGCGTATCCATTCCAAGAGTGCCGCGCTGGCCACGTATGAAGATCCCGGGGGCCATTCCTGGAAATGGTGCGAGCTGGCCTGCCGCAATGCAACGCTGGTAACGACGTCGACTGAACGCCTCAAAGAGGTGTACGGATTCGGTCATGGTCATGTCATCGATAACTACGTACCCGGGAGCTACACGGAGACCGAGCATCAGGATTCCGCGTTGTTCGGTTGGGGCGGTTCGACGGCGGCGCACCCGGAAGACCTGGCGCAGGTTGGCCGTAGCGTGCGCAAGCTTGTTGATGAGGGGCATCGGTTCATGGTGGTCGGACCACCGTCGGATGTCCAGCGACAACTTCACCTGAAGCCATACCCCCGCGTGTTCCGCAACGGCGTGCTGGTGGATTCGCTGTACACGGGCCGGATCGAACTGATGGATTGGGCCCGGGGTCTGGCGTTGCTTGGTGTCGGAATCGCACCACTTCAAGACACTCTGTTCAACGCTGCGAAGTCTCGCCTGAAACTGGCAGAAATGTCAGCCGTTGGGGTGCCTTGGGTGGCTTCACCTTCGGCTGAGTACCAGCGCTTCCACAAAGAGAGCTGCACGGGTATATTGGCGTGTAGCCCCACCGAGTGGTATCGAGGGCTGAAGCGGCTCTTGGGCGACCCGTCCATGCGGGCTGAGATGGGAGAAGCCGGGCGCACTTACATGCGCACGCAGACGATCGAGGAGAACGCATGGCGCTGGCTAGAGGCCTGGACGAGAGCACTCGCGTTACAGCGAGGCTGAAGACGCTGGTGGGCGGGAAGGTTACCTACATGGCCGACTACCTGCCGCTGCACGAGAACCGAGGACGGTTCGCGATCATTCCCTCCAAGGGAAACCGCAACGACAACCTGGTCACTCTGACGACCAAGCTCTGGTCAGAGGACATTTTTCCCTACATCATCGATACGAGCGAAGACGGGAGGCTCTTCGATGCCTTCCTGGGTAAGCCGGAAGTCACGGTCATCCCAGCGATCATTGGCGACATCAAAGAGATCAACATTTCTCGCTGGTGGATGCTGGGGCTGTACAACGTTCGTCTCACCGCGACACACCTAGGTCTTCCAGCCTGGGACGTGGCCATCCTGAATGACGATTGCCTGCCAGACTTCGGCTGGTTCGACCGTGTCTCCACAGCGATGCGCCGGGACGGATCGTACGCAGCCTGCTCTGGCACCAGCGGCCACAAGCTGACTGTGCCGCAGCCGGTGAATCTCTGGTACCGCATGACGGGCTGGGCGTTCATCGTTGCCGGCGAGTCAGATCTCCGGCCGGATTCGCGCCAGCGCTGGTGGTACAGCGACGACGCCATCGACTGGAGAGCCCGCAAGATGGGCGGCATGACCATGGTGGCTAGCGGGCTCGTACCGCACTTCCATCCCAATGGCCAGATGACGCCCGAGCTTCAAGTCGTCGCGGCCGAAGATCGTCAACGTTTCATCGAGAGCTGGGGAGAGGCGCCATTTTAGTGACCGACTTAAGCGAGGAAGACTGGGCGAACTTCGTTGTCTACATGGAATTCAAGAGCTACTACCTGAAGCACTTGAAGTGTAGGGAAACGATAGATCTCGGTGGCGGTCCTCAGCGCCTGGAAGACCTGAAGTACGAAGCTGCGTACCACCTAAGCCAGGGGTGCAATCTATGAAATCTGATCCCGACTACAGGGACCATCTTGGTCGAGTAGCCAATCACTTCGCCAACAATCCTGAGACTCAACTGATCAAACTGATGGAAGAGTGCGGCGAGGCTGCGGCTGCATGGATCGGGGCAACGGGCACCAACCCCCGCAAGGGATTCAGTCACAACATCGGTGATGTTGGTGACGAGTTAGCAGACGTCGTCGCGACTGCACTCGTAGCCATGGTGATGCTCGGCTTCGATCCCTTCGAACTGATAACCAGGCAACAGGAGAAAGCGGAAGGAAGGTTGCTCGATGCACCTGCACACGTTTCTGGCGGAACTGCACAGACGCTTGAAGCCTGAGGTCTACCTGGAGGTGGGAGTCCAATTTGGGACCAGCCTGTTGCTGGCCATAGGATCCAACACGGCCATCGGCATCGATCCGAACCCGCTGATCACGGATGACGATCTGAGCGTCCTCATGGGAGACAACCAGCGGATCATCAAGGCCACCTCGAACGAGGCGTTCGGGCCCACCATGGCGATCGAGTATCCACCGATCGACCTCGCCTTCATCGACGGCCTGCACCACGCCGAGCAAGCACTGAAGGACTTCATCCACATCGCTCGCCGGCTCGCCCCGGCCGGCGTGATCGTCTTCGACGACGTGCTACCGCGCAATCAGGGCGAGGCCGCACGCCGGCAATGCCCGGGCGACTGGACCGGCGACGTGTGGCGTATCGCAGCGAAGATCAACGCGATGCCGGGAGTCAGCTCGATCTACGTCAACACGGAACCCACGGGCGTGCTGGTGGTGACCAGCGTGACCAAGGAGGCGATCACCGTACTGTCACGGCAGGTCCCGCACTTCACTCGCATGTTCCAGGAGGAGATCGACGTGCCGCAGTCGATCCTGAACCGCGAGCTAGCCTGGGGCCCGTTGCCCGCGCTTGATCACATTGCTAGCTTCGTCGCATGAGGAAGAAGATCGCGGTCACAGGCTCGGGTGGATTCATCGGGCAGTACGTCGAGAAGGTCATCGTCGACAACGGCGACGACTTCATTCCGTTCGATCGTGTCGACGGCCACAACGTACTGGGTAGCCTGCGCGGACTCGAAGGCGCCAGCACGGTCATCCACCTGGCCGGCATGCTGGGGACAGCTGAGCTGTTCGACCTGCCTGAGCGTGCCGTGGAAGAGAACGTCATCGGCACGCTGCGCATCCTAGAGTGGTGCCGGGACAACGGGGGCGGCTTCGTTGGGATCACCATGCCGGACAGCTCCTGGGCCAACGTCTACCAGGCCACGAAGCTCTGTGCGATGCGCCTGGCGACCGCCTGGCACCGCAACATGGGCGTTCCGGTCGCGCACGTGCGCGCCTTCAATGCGTACGGTCCCGGCCAGAAGCATGGCGACCTGCATCCCCAGAAGATCATCCCGACCTTCGCTTACCACGCTTGGCGGGGGTCACCTATCCCGATCTGGGGCGACGGCAAGCAGACCGTTGACCTGGTGCACGTTCAGGACGTAGCTCAGATGCTGTACCAGGCAACTCGGTTCGGTGATGACGAGGTCTTCGACGCCGGCACCGGAGTCTCCATGCCAGTGAATATGGTGGCCGCCCTGGTCAACATGGTCACCGGAAACGAGGCCGGCGTTACCTATTACCCCATGCGGGCCGGTGAGGAACCGAACAGTCACATCGCGGCACGCGGTGAAGGTTGGCACCGGATCGGCTGGACACCAACCCTGGACATCAACCTGCTCGCAGAGACTGTACGCTCCTACAAGCCTTCCTGAGATTTGGGAAAAAACCTCTCCGAAAAGGACAGTCCACATTGGACAGTCAGTGAAAGCTCGCATCTACTCCGCCTTGTACGGAAGCTACGAGGAGCCCAAGTCCCTGCCTGCGGGTACACGAGGGCTCCTTTACGCTGACCGTCCCTACCTGTCGCGCGGCTGGGCGTACTCAGTCGCCAGGCATAACATCGTGACCCGGAAGGGTGACCCGCTACTGGTCGCCCCGATGCTGGCGCACAAGTACTGGAAGTGTCACCCTGGAGAGGCGTTGCCTAATGCGGATATTTCGATGTGGGTGGACGCGTCGATCCGGCTGGAGCCTGGATTCTTCGAGCGGGCAGTGGAAGCCCTCGGAGAAGATGACTGGCTTCTGGTACGACATCCATGGCGTAACTGTGTATACGAGGAGGTGGCGTATTCTGCCTCACTACCTCGGTATCAATCACTTAGTGCCGACCTTGAAGCACAATCAGCCTGGTATGTGTCCCTGGGGCACCCGGCCAAGGGGGGCCTCCCGGCCACCGGGGTCATGGTCAGAAGACACACGCCCGAGGTCCTGGAAGCGTCGCGGCACTGGTGGCAAGAGTGCCTGAACTGGAGCCACCAGGACCAGGTCAGCCTGCCAGTCATACTGGACATGCTGAAGATCAAATACCGCTACGGACTGGAATGGATGGATGGATGGGAAACCTTCCCACACAGCAAGTGACGTCAAGTGATGTCACGGTCGCCATCCCGGTTCACCCGGCCCGCATTCGTAACGGAATGCTCCAGCGGGCGGTCGACTCCGTCTGGGCTCAGACCAGGCTTCCAGATCAGCTCTCCATCGCTGTCGATGTGCGCGGCGATGGTGCGGCCAAGACTCGCCAGCGCGCGCTGGACGCGGTCAACACTCGATGGGTCGCGTTCCTCGACTCCGACGACAAGCTGCTGCCGCAGCACCTCCAGGCACTCACCGAGGTAGCGGAACGCCTCGACGCAGTGTTCGTGTACTCCTGGTTCGAGCCGGTCGGGTTCGGCGCTGATCCGCTCGGGCACTTCGGTAAGCCCTTTGACCCCCGGAACCCACATCACACGACCATGACCGTCCTGGTGGATACAAAGCTCGCTCAGGAAGTCGGCTTTGTCGCCCCAGAACCAGGTAGCACCTGCGGGAATGAAGACTGGCGCTTCATCCTGGGTATCTGCAAGCTCGCGGTCGAGCGGGGGCTGCTCATGACTCACCTCGCTGAGCGTACCTGGCAGTACCACTACCACGGGAACAACACGTCAGGCATGCCGCACCAGGGGGACGCGCAATGAGTCGGGCCCGCATCCAGCAGTACGAGCGACGTTGGAACCGATATGTCCACCGATGTCGGAAGCTGGGAGCTTCGCCGCTTATGACCGTCTGGGAGCGTCGCTACCTTCGCCTGATCGCCCGCTGGTACGAGGGATATTACGGGAATAAGCCCGTATGATCAGCCCATGGAAGGCGTGGACTACTCGTTTGACCCCCCGTCGCCAGCATCGCTGAAGGCGGCGGGGAAGACCTTCGCCATGACATACATCGGGCCTGGCAGCGAAGGTAAGCAGCTCGACGACTTCGAGCGCGACCAGCTCTGGGCCAATGGGCTCGCTATCTGTCTGCTGGCCGAGGGCACCGAGCAGGGCGCGCTCGGGGGCGCCTCGGTAGGTATCCAGCACGCCCAGGCGGTCCAGGCCGACCTGAAAGACCTCAGCGTGCCGGACTCGATCCCGGTCTACTTCGCAGTCGACTTCAACGCGACCGCGACACAGTGGCCCCTCGTGGCAAGCTACTTCCGAGGCGCCGCCAGCGTGCTGGGTGCAGCTCGTATTGGCCTGTACGGCGGATACTGGCAGGTCTCCTGGGGTGTGCGAGACAACATCGCGGCCTACTTCTTCCAGACGTATGGCTGGAGCATCGTCAACGGCGTTCTGACCTGGCATCCGGCCGCCCACATTCAGCAGTACAAAAACAACGTCGTCATCGGGACCGGGACGGCCGACTTGTGCCGCTCCATGAAGCCGAATTTCGGACAATGGGTTAAAGGAGGCAGTTCGGTGACACAACCGTCTTATGTGGAGCTAGGACACCAATGGGACGGCTCCTACCTGATCAAGCGCATGGAGTCGCTGTGCCGGATGGACGCGGAGTACACGGTCACGAAGCCCGACGGCAGCAAAGCCACCGAGGTCAATGACCTGGTGGTGGCGCTGAACACGTTGCTGGCCAAGGTAAACGCGCCCACGACTGGCGGTCTCACCGAGGCACAGATTCGCCAGATTGTGCGCGAGGAGCTAAACAAGACAAAGCTCACCAGCTAACCGGAATACGCGAATGTCTGTCATATCTGGCAAGATTGAGGACATGAAGACCATGCCCTGGCCGATAGCTCTCGTAGTGACCGTGGCGATCGTTGTCATCGGTGTCCTGTCTGCCATGGGTAAAGATCCCGTGACCGTCGTCGGCGCCATCGTGTTGCTGCTGGGAGCGTTCGGATATGCCGAGTTGCGCGAGATCAAAGGCAACACCAACGGCAACATGAGCAAGCTGATGGAGCAGAACACAGCTTTGCTGACTGAGCTTGCCGAGTACCGACGGACCGCCGCCCAGAACTTCCAGCAGGCACTGGAGAACCCCGCCATCCCGGCCAAGGATGTGGTGACCGCCATCTTGCCAGCCACCACCCAGAACCAGGGCACGCCCTATGACCGTCACCCGTGACTACGTCTGGCGGTTGACCCCCAAGGAAGACGAGGACCTGGCCGACTTGTCACGCCGAGCGCGCAAGGTCCTCGCCTGGGCCTGCGAGGGCGACAAGCGGCTCACCTGCAAGGGCGTGAGCGGGGAAGCGTTCGGGTTCGTCGAGATCGGGTTCACTGTAGTGGGCCGGGACTTGTGGGCGGCCGGCCAGATCGGTCAGGACATCATCAACTTGGCCACCCAGCGTCTCATCCACCCAGCCCGCGCTTCGGTCCTCATGGAGCCGCTGGAGCCCCACAACCATCGGGGATATGCCCATGGACGAACGAAGCGCGTCAACCGACCGCGAGGTCAGCGACGCGCTTCGGGCGAGGACTAACGCGCCTCAGACGGTGGGGGGCTTCACCGCCGCGTCCACCGGCACCTCGATGCCGTGCTCGCGCAGCGTGTTAGCTAGCAGCAGGTTGTACGCCTGACGGTCGGTGCTCTCCTGGTTCACGATCCTGTGAACTCCTCTGATCTCTTTCCAGAGCACCAGAAACGCCGCACTCAGTGGGACTGATGCTCCCGCGATGGCGCCCACCACAACTGCTATGTCCCCCGAGGTCATTACGGCACCATGCCGTCGCTGTAGACGTTGTCGTAGTCAGTGACTCCTCGGGCACTCAGGTGCGCTTCGATCTCTTCGTCGATGAGCTTCTGGTTAGCGACCGGCTTCGTTGGTTTCATCAGCCAGTCGTACTGGTGCTTGACCGCCCAGGCGTCCACGAGAGCGTGGTGCTCGATCAGCGGCGGTTCTTTCTCGACCGCCTGCCGCATGTCGTGCCAGACGGTCTCGCTGAGGATGCGTCGGAGCTGCTGGAGATCGTTCATCATCATCGGTAGGTTGCCCGGGACATCCTTGAACGGTCCGAAGAGCTGGGACAGCAGCACCATGTCGAAGGCGCAGTAATCGCCCCACAGCTCAACCCAGTCACCGCCGAGGAACGCTCGCGCCTTCTCGCGCAGCTCGTACAGTTCCATGAGGTGTTCGCTCTGACTGTTGGTGGGGTCCCATTCCAGGATCGAGCCGGCCAGCCCGCGCCACTCGAACGGTGCCAGTGGCAGATGCGGCCACACGTGGTCGACGATGAACTGATCCATCGCCAACGCGCCCAGCGGGACCTCCGCGTTGATCGCGTAGAACTCGTTGCCAGCGTCGTCGACCATGCCGAGCGAGATCAGGTGTAGTGGATGACCGGCGCCCCGGTTCAGGAACTCGGTTTCCACGAAAATGCGTTTTTCGCGCATCATTTCTCCTCCTTGGCCTGTTTGTGCTGAATTTGCAGCTCGGTGAACGCGCCCCGGATCAGTTCCGCGTCAGGACCCCACATGTAGCCCACCACGCAGCCACTGGGGCACGAGAACTGGACCAACGTGTGCTCGGCCTGGGTGACGGACACCTTGCCGTGTAAGCGGTGTGCGTTGCTCATGGCTCTTCCCGAGGGATGTCCGCGAGCATGCGTAGCGCTTGGTCCTCGACTGTTGGCCAGAGCATCGTGTAGATGGTTCTGACCAGGTGCCAGGGGGTCAGCTGCTGCAGCATGAACTCCTGAGCCAGGTCAGCGTGGCGCTGACCCGCCTCGGGATCGCCGAGAACCTGGGCCATGTACGAGCTGACCAGGTGGGCGAGAACCTGGTCCATGACGACGCGGATCTCCCCATCCACCAAGCTCGGGTCGTCGTCCCATTCGGTCGTCATGGACTCGCTCATTCCGGCTCCAACGCTTCGCCGTAGCCGGCCGCGCGCACCAGCTCCACCATTTCACGGACCTGCACGGCGACGTACCAGCTGTCGACGTGCTCTTTCTTGCCCGGCGGGCAGTACCTGACCTGCCGTCGGACCCCGCGCAGGTTCGCCGAGATCTCCCGAGTGTTGCGCACCTGGACGGTATTCCACATCATGTGGTCCTCGCCGGCCTGCTTGACCGCCTCGGCCTGGAGGCGCATGAAGTCACCCAAGTACATGAACGCCGGCCACTGGCCGACGCTGAGAGCGCCAAGGCCAGGTGTCTTGCAGACCAGGATCGCGTGATCTGCCTTGCCGTTGGCTCGCTCCACATAGGTCTCGCGAAGCCAGGGACCGAGCTGGAAGCCACGGTGGGCGAGCTTGCACTCCCAGACCAGACCAGGACAGCCCGTGACGTCGCCCTTGTCGAGAGCCCCCTGGAGGGACCGGCGCTCCGCGTACGGAAAGCCGGTCTCCTTCAGGTAGTTCACGAAGGCTGTCTCGACGGCAGTCCCCGCGATCTTGGGTTTGTTGACCATGTCAGTCGACGCGCTTGAACTGACGAACCTGGAACTGGTGGTACAGGTCCGCCTGACCCATCCGGAACAAGTCCTTGTCGAACTTGGGCACCTCGACCAGGTGCGTGTACGCCTGATAGAGGTTCGGGTTCTTCTTCTTCAGCTCGGTCTCGTTGACCCGGTCGATGCGCTTCCAGGTGAACACCACCTTGCCGGCCAAGGTGGCTTCCTCGCGGTCGCCGATGGCTTCCTTGAGCTTGGCCTGACAGGCTTCCAGCTTCTCCGTCCAGTCCGTGACGTACTCGCGGAGCATCTTCTCCATGAAGACGAGATCGGCGACCTCGTCCAGGATCGCTGGCTCGGCAACCTCGGTACTGGCGACGTCAGTCACCGTGGGTACGGCCAGGCGGTCGGTCTCACTCATTGCGGTCTCCTAGGTGAGCTTGCCCGGTCGCGGGTGCGGACGCGGGCTCCGTGGATCTACGGGGTGCGGGTCGGGGCGGGGCACACTACCTCCGAGGGTGTGTCGGTCTGGGCGGTGCGGGCGGCGGCTTCGGCGGTGTACTAGGACCCGGCATGAGCCACCACCTTCGTCGGCCGCGTCGGCCGTGGCTTCGGGTCCGGCCGTGGCTCGGTCGGGGGCCGGAAGCCGGCGCTAATGAACTTCTTCGGCGGCTTCGGTGGCTTCGGCTTCTTCGGTTCCGGCTCGATCGGGTAGTACAACGCGATCTTCGGCGGGGTGGTTGGCGGGTCGCCTGGGGGCTTCTGAGGGTCGCCCATGCTTCCTCCTAGAAGAGGGTTTGATCTTCTTCCAGCCTGGGTGGGGCTGGCGGTAGCTTCGATCGGTTGGTGCCGATGCACGCGGGACACAGGTGGGATTCGAGCGGGTTCCCGCCGAAGGTCATGCCCTCGAACAAGTGCCAGCCTTTCGCGCTGGCCTTGGCGGCGAGCTTGCCCTTGTCCAGGCCGTGCGCGAGAAGCAGGCTCGTGCACGACCTGGTACTGCAGGACAGATCTCCGGCGGGAGTCCACACGTCAGATCTCCTGCATCGAGGTGGTGATGGCGCCGATCGTCACAATCCGTCGACGGTACTTGCGGACGTACGCAGCCTGCAAGGCAGCTGTTGGTGCTTCGTTGTCAAGGCGCGCATGCCGTGGCCGGTACTCGGAATTGCTACCGAGCACTCGCTCCACGCTGGCGCGCCAACGCTTCCAGGCCATCTCCCACCCAACGAGGTGGCCCCACATGGGCATGGCGTTCTCCTTCCGAAGCGCGCGGGCTTCCCGGCGCTCCTGCCTATCGGTTACGCGGTCAGGATTACGGAGGTTCCCGAGGTGCATCACCCCCAACGCTACGAGCGCCGAGGAGCCGACGACGATCAGAACGATTCCGAACATCTCTGTGAAAGACATCTCGGGAACCTCCAGGAGTATCGGGGAGAACTTCAGATGTGGCCCGTATCGTCGGGTCTGTAGTTGGTTGGCTCGCCTGGTCGGGGCTAACTCGGCTTGTCGGACGAGATATGTCAACGGCCTGAAGTGTCGGACGAAGACTGGGTCGAGCACGGCCTGTCGGTAGGCGGATGGAATAGTGCGGTGCGGTGAGTGAATGGGGCGGTGCGGTCGAACGCTGTTGAGATGAGCAGGCAAGTCGACCGTGAGGGCCAGCGCAGAATAGTCGGTAAGGATGGCAAATCTGGTGAGGATAGTCGAGCTGGATTGGTGTGTAAGCGGATCTGACAAGTTTGGTCGGAATGGGTCAGGCTAGAGCCGAAGCCGATCCGAAATGTCGATGGGGAGTGAAGTGAGAGGACGAGTATCGATTAGTCGCTAGAGTTGGAGTGAAGCGACTGAGGTTGATCGGTCGCTAGGATGTGGCCTTACGCGCCGCGAGCTTGCGAGGAGTCGGCTTCGCTGCCGCTTCGTCCGCCTCTTCCTTCAGCTTCTTGGCCTTGGCCATCATCTTCTCTTTCGCCTTGGCGTTGACGGCCGGGTCTGTGGTGTCCTTCCACTGGATGACCTTGTGTCGGCCGTAGCCCTGCGAGCGGGAGGCGCCGAGCCCGTTGAACTCCTGGGTGGTCCAGATCATGCCCCACTCCTCGGGGGAGAGGTAGTAGTCGGCCATCACGGTGAACTTGAGACGGGCGTTGTTGACGTACTCCTGGTACTGCAGGGCCGAGCCGAACCGGGTGTGCACGAAGTGCTGGATGACGCCCGTCGGCTCCCACACTGGAACCTCGTTACGGTCGGTCAGCAGCAGTTCGTCCTCGACGACGAAGAAGTGCTCAGCGAAGAAGCTGAGCAGTCCCTTGTTGGTGGTACCCCAGCCACGCCCGGGCAGCTTGCCGGAGGCGACCGCGATGTTTGCGGCCTCCTTCAGGCCAGCCTTGAGCTGCCGGCCGGACACGTACAGCTGGTGCTCGGTGATCGGGCACAGCGGGCCGGTCTCCTCGCAGTCGCGGCAGCGCGCCCGGAGGAAGCCGTTCAGGCTTCGGTTCTTCGCCACCTCGGCGGTAGCGTCCTCCTGACTGATGCCGCGCTCCTCAACGATCTTCATGACCTGGTTGCGGATCTCGACCTCCTTGTCCAGGCCGAGCTTGGTACGCAGCCAGCCTTCGATCACGTTCGGATCGCTGGGCACGCCGCCAAGGATGTTGCGTAGCAGCAGTTCGCCCTCGTACCGGAACGGGTACGAGGAGGCGAGCATGCCCTCGAAGACGGACCGGAACTGAGGGATGTCGTCGTCTGGGACAACGAGGTCTTCCAGGTTGTCTACGGGGTCAACCAATTCGATAGGCATGAAGGTCTCCTAGGTGTGTCGGATCTGGGCTGAAGCGAATGGTTGGGTACGGGATAGGTCCGTCGGGTTGTGGAAGGACTAGTCGGGAGTGAATGGGCTCGTCGGGAACAGGTTCGTCAGAGGAATGTGGCGAAGTGCCTGTATCGAACTGTCAAGTAGTGGGGTTCCGAGCCGAATAGTCGAGATGGATTGGGGGAAAGAGGGAACGGGATGAAGAGTCGATGCGAAAGGATTGGGTTAGGTTTGTCGCATGATCCGAAGAGTCCCGTGTCGTGTCGTCGATGTGTTGGAGAGAACAGGTCCGTCGAGGCGACGGGAGATGAACTGCGATGAAACGGCGAGTCAGAACGTGACGTTGAACTGCGCGGTCAGCTTTCTCTTCAATTCCTCCACTGTGCTGGCGTAATCGGCAGCGAAGATCTCGCTCACGTTTGTGCCGAGCGCTTCGCTGGCCAGGCGTTCCCAGAGCCCATCGTTCATTTGATTGGCTTCGATGGACCGCTCCAGGTAGTTAATCTGGTAGACGTCGCTGGGTTTGCCCTCCTTCTTCAGACGGTCCAGCCTCAGCTGTAGTAGCGCCTTGCCGGACTTGCCGAGCTTGCCGTTGTACCGGTTGTATCCGACCAGCGTGGTGGTCCAGCCAGCGAGGCAGAACTGGGTGCCGCACAACGTCTTCGGCGGGTTGTCCTGGTCCTCCTGGGAACGACTCCAGGCCCCCTGGTTCCAGTTCTCGGGGTATGCCTCGATCATGGCCACAACCGCTCGCAGTAGCGGGACGTTGAGTCCCTGCGGCACGGGGCCGGCCAGTGCGGGCGCGACGACGACGCCGGTCTTCTCTTCGATGACCCGCATCATCTCCGCAGCGTTGAAGCCCGGTTCCCGTGTGCCGGCCAGGAAGAGGGGGTGCGTCTCTTCGTAGTAGGAGCCCTCCTTGTACAGGCCAAAGATCTCCTCGCCGAGCTTGGTCCAGTCCCGGTTCTCCAGTCCTACCGGCGTGTAGCCGTCGTAGCGCTCCTGAGCCCAGGTGCGCCCCTGTTTGGTGAGCTTGCCGTCCGTACGCACGTAGCCGGCGAGGTAGGCACCCCAGCCGGCGAGACAGAAGCTGGTTCCGCAGAAGTTCTTCTGCAGTTCCGGCTCGTGGTTTTCCTCAGTCGCCGAGCACCACTTGGCCTGGTCCCAGTTTTCCGGGAAGGCCAGGATCATGTTGCCTGCGGCGCGGATGAGGGCTTCGTTCACGGTCATGTTGGTCTCCTCAGTAGAACGAGAAGGGCCCGAGCGTACGTGAGCGTCGGGCCCCCCTGTTATTTCAGCAAGTCTAGTGGGGATATGGAGGTGTAGTCAACCCTTAGGCTGGGACGTCCTCCTCGACTTCCGCTCGTACCCGGTGTCTAGTGAGCAACCGGCTCACCGTGGGCCCCGACAGGCCCGACTCGCTGACGATCTCGGCCGGCGACATGCCCAGCTCGTCTTTCGCGCACTGAGCGGCGGCCTTGCGCATCTCGCTGGTCAGTCGCATGAGTTGATCTCGCATGAGATCGATGAGGTCCCGGCCAATGACAATCTGGTCGATGGGATTGCGCCCGTCCAGGATGTCCACCAGGGCTTTACGGAGCACGGCCTGCTCCTCTGTGTCAATCCAACCCTCCTTGGGGCTACAGATTGCTTCTACGTTGATCATTGTTCTCCCGTTTGGGCTGGTAGGGGGTGGCCTTAGCGTACGACAGGGGTATGTACCCGTAAAGGTCAACTCAGGCCTGGACATGGAGCAGCCCCCGAGCCGGTTGGTAGCTGGCTCGGGGGCTGCTGGTTCATACGCCCCGCCTACGGGTGGGTTTCTTCCTGCTCCAGCTCGACGGCTTCCTGTTCCAGCTCGGCCGCTTTCTGTGCTTCGAGTTCTTCCATCAAGCTGTTCTCGATCAGATCGGCCAGCCGATCGAAGGTGTACACGCCGCCACTGTCGTTCAACTCAGCCAGATTGGAGTGACGACCGAAGATGTCATCGTCGGCTTCGACGGAGGTACAGACCGTAGGGTCGACCTCGTGCAGTCCCGCCCAGAGCATCACGCTGTACGGCAGGGCCTTGGTGTCCGTGCCATCGTAGATCCAATGAGGAGGACTGACGACGTCGCGAGGCATAACCGATGTGCGCTTGGCCGGAAGGATGACGCCGTCCTGGACGGCCAGCTCGCACAGTACGCCGAGGCAACAGAACCCTTCCTCGGTCCGCAGGTAGCCCTCGGCTTGCCGGTACTCGCCGGAGCGCAGCGCCGCGACCCAACGCTCCTTGATGTCCGCTTTCATAGCTGCTCCTCGATGACGTCTGCGATCTCGTTGAAGCTCAGGTGTCGTTGATCGTTGAGTTCCGAAAGCGAGACAAGCTGCCCCTCGTACTCAATGACGGGATCGCCGTAACTAAGAGCGCTTCGGAATTTACCGTTACCCCAGGCCCACGCAGTGACCCGAGGAGGCAGATGGCTCGTGTCACCGTCGTAGAAGTAGGTGTTCTTCCCTTCTTGTCCGAACATCATTTCTTTTACCCGGCGTATCGGTGACTCTTGGTCGCTCCTGATGGCCACCTCGCACAGCACACCGAGGCAGCAGAACTTCTCCTGTCCGTCTCTGTCGCGCATACCGAGCCGGCCAATGCCTTGCTCGTACTCGCCACTGCGGAGTGCGGTGAGCCAGGCTGCCTTGATCTCCGGCCGCATTCGGGGAGTAGTAGTCGTGGTCATAGCTGCGCCTCGATGATGTCTGCGATCTGGTGGAAGTTGTATCGATGGCAATCGTTGAGCCCGGACAGGCGTGTCGGGGCACCGAATCGCTCGCCATCCCCGTCGCGCTGCAGCATGATCATTGGGTCCCGCAGTTGAGCGATCGTGCCAGCCTTGCGCCCGAGACCCCCCCAGGCCCACCGAATGACTGCGGTCGGCAGATCGCTGGAATAGCCGCTGTACGTGTATGCCGCCACGTTGGGGTTACCACTGGCAAGTTCGTCGCGCTTGATGGCTCCGTCCTGACGTGCCAGCTCGCACAGCACACCGAGGCAGCAGAACTTCTCCTGTCCGTCGGTGCCGCGCATACCGAGCCGGCCGGTGCCCTGCTCGTACTGGTCAGACCGGAGTGCCGCGAGCCAGCGCTCCTTGATCTCCGGCCTCATCTTGGCCTCGATGTCGGTCATACCTCCCCCTTCCTGGGCATCAGGTAGAAGATGCTGCGGAAGAGCAGGATCACGACGGTCGACGTCCAGAAGCCCCAGTTCGGGACCAGCCAGGTGAGATCCGAGTGCAGGATGCCCAGCAGCAGCATGAACATCCAGCCCCGGGTTGCTATCGCCACGCCGGTAACGACGATGGCCTGGACGCAACCCTTCAGCCCGGTGGGCTTCGGGCGCTTCATCACCCGGTAGATCTCGTCGTAGTTGATGATGGGGGTGCCGGTCACAGCTGCTCCTCGATGAGTTGGGCGATCTGCTCGAATGTGAGACGAGCCCGATCATTGATGATCGGCAGGCCCAACCGCGCCGTACCGTCGGCCTCCACCTCATTTCTGAGATGTTCGTGATCATCTTCCTTGAGAGGCAGCCACGCCTCGGGCACCTTTACCTTGGGACTGTGTGCTAGCCCCTCGAAGTCCGCACGGCGCGGAAAGCCAGCCCAGCGACGGACGCTGGCTGGTGGGTAGCCGGCAAAGAAGCCTTCCTCGAATCCGAGGGCGTCGGTCATGCCACCGTACTGCCACGCTCCGAACTTCCGTCGCCTCGTGACACCTGCGTCCACGGCCAGCTCGCACAGCACGCCGAGGCAGCAGAAGGTGTCGTCGGAGCTGCGCAGGTACTCGCGGCCTTGTGTGTAGTCGCCGGACCGGAGCGCCGCGACCCATGCCGCTTTGACCTCCGGATCGAGCTTCCCAGAATGTGGAACGGTTTGATCTTGTCCCAAATTCACTGAATCAGTGTTTG